CCGATCTCCGGTATTGGTTGCCGCTGACCGATCTCCGGTATTGGTTGCCGCTGACCGATCTCCGGTATTGGTTGCCGCTGACTGATTTCCGGTATTGGTTGCCTTATCGTCTTCCCAATTAACTTGCTCTTTGATGTATTCAACGCCAGCTTTGATAATTCCAGCAATTCCAATTTCTGCTTTCACGGAAATTTTCTTTCCAACTCTCTTGCTATCATCAGATGATTTCTGGCCATTCTCTTCAAGATCAACTTCACAATATCTGGAATCTGAAGGAGGATAATAATCGAATACATCCATCGGAAATTCGCAAGCATGGAATCCACAATTACAAATGTCTGCTTTTTCTTCTGTGTATTCTTTTCCAATTTCATACTGGAAATCTCTACACTTTAAGTCCTTGTCAAATCCTTTAAAGCATTTCATTTTTTCTTTTCCTCCTTTGATTCGACTAAATCAAGCCCAAGCATTCTGAATGCCATGTCCTTTGTGAAATCATAATCTTTCACGCTATTCGCCCAAGCTTCAAATGCCTTTAATCTTCCAACCAGAAGTGCATATTCCTCATTGGCATTCTCTGGAATATAATCCGTACTCTTGTTTTCTCCCATGATTAGTCCTCCTTATCTTTTGCTCCAAATTTTTTAAGCATTTCTTCCAGATGCGAAATAAACGGAATAATTGCATCTATCTGTTTGGAAGTTTCCTTGATTTCTTTATCAAGTTCTTCCTCGTTCATAAGGCCATACTCAAATGAATGTCTAAGCTGCTCTTTTACGTCTTTCTCTTCTCCACCATTTTTTACGAACATCTCTTTAATTTCATGGGTGATAACTGCATACTCTGAAAGAATATCAATCCCTTTACCAGAAATATTAACTAAGCCGTTTTCAAATTTAATCATTGTTTTTCCTCCCTATTTTCTTTTATTATCTCCCTCTGAATGGTATAATGTGTTCAGAAAGGAGGTGTGTTAAAATGTTTCTCAAATTAAAAGTTTCCTGTACTTGTCATTGTGATTACTATATAAGTGAAAGAATAAGTACAGACAAGGTTGTGTGCCCGAATTGCGGAAAGGAACATCCTTATTCTCATAAAATAATTTCAATGCTTCATGCCGCAAATGAGATTGATGATGGCAATGTTCCCGGAGCAGAAACAATAAAAACTTCCGTTATTTCTGAATGGGAAGATGTGACTGAGCGTCAATAACAATCTTCATGTACTCTAAAAAGCCTTTCGCTTCAGTGGCGGACAGACCGCATTCGGCAATTTCGTTTTTTACTTTTTCTACAAGGTCGCTTGCCTTCTGTCCGTTTTTGTGGCGATATAACTGATATATTTTGGAATCATAATCGGATAACCTTTCAGCAACGTAATCATCTGCTAACATTCTTTGTTCACCTCCCCTATTCAATAATTGTAAGATCTTCATCCACCGCAAATGGTTCAGTAACAAATATTCCATCTTCTTTAAAGAGAAGATCAATTTCAACATGTTGCTTATTTGCACACTTCACAACAACTACATTCTCATTTTCTTCTTTGGTATGTGTGAACAAAATATCTGCAATTTCAAAACCTACAAGAGAATGAAAAATTTCTGGATTATCTCCATAAAATTCGTAGCTTTTAATATCTTTCACTGTTTTACCCTCATTTTCTTTCTGAATTAATATCATAATTGCAATCGCGAATCTGCATTTTTGTATTTGTACACGGTTGCCATCCCTTGATGTACTTCACAGCTTCCTCATATCTTAATTTTGGAATGTTGTTTCTTGCGTTTACACCGAAATAAGATTTCACATCTCGATTACATTCTGCGAATACTTTCTTTCCGATTTCTGAATAGGCATTGGAATTCTTTCCGCCCAACGCTTCAATAACCACTAGCGAAACCAGATCCCCAAGATATTTTTGCTGACCGTAGTCAATTGTCATTGTATTTTCAAGTTTTTCGATTCTTTCCTCATGATCTGCTGTGCCCTGGGCAAGAATCTGAATTTGTTCGGCAACCGTCAATGGTTTTCTGTAGGAACCTGTCTTTCGAATTTCTGGGAGAACTTTACTTGTCACCCAGTCTGTAAACCTTTCGGCAGATTCTTTTCTGCTCTGGAAAATCAATTTATACATATTGGGTTCATTTACAAAGTTAGCATTCTGCTTTCTCCCGATACCATCAATGACCTCATTTGTAATGACCCCCATCTGCATTTAACCTTGTCTTTGCCTGGCTCGGATTTGAAATTTCTAATGCTTTGCATATATCAATCATGCAAAACCAAGGTTCATTATCAATAGTTATTGTCCGAATATCTCCGAACTCTGGCGAATTAAAAATCTGTAATTCGTTCATTAGTCTCCTTTCTGTGATATAATCTCCTTTAGGAAGGTGTAATCTCTTTTACATAGAGCACATCTACTGGGTTAAATTTCAAGCAATATTGCTTTCCGTTGTCATCCCATTCCAAACGTATCAGTTGATCTCTAATGTCTGGTTTCACAATATCATCCGGGAACACACACGGAATTTCGATTGTTTCCCCATTTTTAAATTTGATAATTGTCATCTTCTCCTTATAATCTCTCCTTTCTTGTGTTATACTCACTATAAGAGTGGAGGTGATGATTATTGGTATTTAATGGTTTCTGCGATAAGCAGAACAAAAATTATTCCATTGAAGCTTCTCTCATTAATACTGGATCATTGGATGATTTGACGCCTAATTACACAATAGGTCGAATTAAGTGTAATTATGCAAGCAAAACTGGATGTTGTTCAAATCCGAAACAATGTTCCATTTTAAAAGCTTCAAAATAATTCTGTTTGGCTCTCTGAGATATGGGAGCCTATTCTGTTTGAAATTTCAGCATCCTTGGTGAATCTTTAAACTTGATTCCCTCAATTTCCCCGATACCTTTCTGGTTCACCTGCAACATCTGCAAGTCCGTGGATAAATTTAAAGCATTCAGATCAATGGAAAGAATAGGTTCTGAATCTCCAACTCCCTGTTTCAGCTCAAAGCTTCTTACTCCTTCGAGTTTGTGACCATCTACAAGGATTTCTGTAAATATTCCACATTCGCCATTTACTTGCTGGATTTCGATTTTTGATACTTTCATTAGTCTCCTTTCTGATCTAAATCAACAGTTTCTTTTTTATCTGTTTTTTGTTCCAGGTTGTTATCAGAAAAACTTTCCACTTTCCCAAGAATGTAGCCTTTATCAAATTCCGACATCTTAGGAATTGCTTCTTTCAGCTTTTCTACGATTTTTTTTTCTTTTTCTGACATTATCTATTTCACTTCCTTTCTTCTACGCACAATATTTAATTTCGTATTCAGTTACGATTTTGGAGAAAATCTCTCGCAGCTTTTTATCGTCATCGATGACGTCCATTTTGTTTAGTGAATTAATTTCTGTTTTGGTGCAACCATTTTCAGCCATGCGTTTTCGCTTATTTCTTAATCTTGTATTCAGATCACATCCAGCCCGGCGTTCCAATTCTGCGTACATTTCTGTTCTAAGCATTTTAAACTCTGCTCCGGCACCTTTTTGTATGCGATTGAATTTAGAATTAATTTCTGAACGCCAGTTATCAAATACAGGCTTAACCGCTTCTTTGATGTTCTCTGTAGTTGCAACAGCTTTATCTGCGGTTTCTTTGGCAATTAAAATCTGCCTGTCTCTTTCTTTGTCGGCAAGTTCTTTCTCTACCATTTGTGAAAGTAGTCCCTGTAACATTTGAAGTTCTGGTGACAATGCCCTTTTTACAGTTTCTTTGGTTTTAAAGTACCCATTTACAAGCTGTCTCTGAACATCCCATGCTAAATCGTCTGTGAAAGACTTTACTAACATTAGATATCCTTGTTCTGTGGCAAGGACAACTTTTTCTGGGACGCCGCCTTGTGGTCTTTCCAAACCAAGCGTCCGAATTTCGGACGGCTGAGTTATAACGAAGAAATCTTCTCCTTCAATAAAGTGATTTCGATTGTCGTTGAATCTCTTCCTTGCCGTTCCGTCTGGTCTGCCGTGTACCATGTCAATATCTTTCAATGTAACAACTCGCTGACCGTTATACTCTTTTATTGAGATATCTGAATTTCCAATATGTACTAACTTATTCGTGTTTATCACTCCTTTCTTAATCTGATTTTCAATTCCGTTTTGTGTTGAAAATATTTTTCCTATGTGTTAAAATTCTTTCATACCCAAATAATGGGCAATGAAAGGAGTTGTTTGCTTTGACCCAACTTTTGAATTTGCCCTGTTCCTTATTGTAGGTCGCAGGCAGAGTGAACTGCGTTACCAAAGTACGTTAAGCAATTTCGTTCACCGCATTGAACAAAATTCCTACATTCGCCAACTAATGGGCAGCTAATCTTTTTTCACTCAATCGCAGAACTAAAACTGCGTAAGTGGCGAAGTGTTTCAAGAAACATTTGGTGCTGCTTATGTGACTGAACAAGTGTGTTCAGTCTGCAAAACACATAAGGTAAACAAATTTAGGCAAGAACTGATAGGACAGCACTCCTGTCAGTTTTTTTGCTATTCTTCTTTAAACAGATATTCCAGATCATATTCTGGGAAAAGTTCCTTTTTAGAAAGGACTGCTTCTGGATACGTAAAAGGTGTTTTCCCCTTTATCTTGTTCTGAATAGTCCTTTCATCAACACCAAGAACCTTTGCAAACGCTCTGATTGTAATCCCTTTATCATCAAGAACTTTCTTCAAGTTATTTAACACTTTAACCTCCCTCCTTTCTTTGTTTACCTTGTAAACACAGTATAGTCCCTGAGATAACATTTGTCAATAGTTTTTTGTTGACTTTGTAAACATTTTATGGTACTATATTTTCAGAAAGGAGGAATTAAATTGAAAGACAGATTTAAAGAGTTGCGAAAAAAATTGAACGTAACTCAGCAAGAATTTGCAGATAAGCTGAAAATAAGTAGGAATTTTGTAGCGCAAATTGAAATAGGAAACAAAGTTCCCTCAGATCGAACAATTGATGATGTTTGTAAAGAATTTAATGTTCGTGAAGAATGGCTTAAAAATGGCGAAGGCGAGATGTTTTATCCAGTTAAAAGGAATGATGAAATTTCGAAATTACTTGGATATGTTACAAAAGCTGATGATGACGATTTTAAATATCGTCTCATAAATGCTTTAGCAAGGCTTGATGATTCTGGATGGGATAAATTAGAAAAGCTAATCGATGCAATTTCAGCAAAATAAAAGAAAAGACAAGGGCAATGCGCAAACCCTTGTCTTTTTCTTTTTATTCAACTAATGTTTTTATAAATACGTATATTGTTCTTAACCAACGAGCGTTTTCTATTTTTTCTATCATCTCAATAATTTCTTTCTTGTAATCCACGTAAATCCCTCCCAATATTCCAAACATTTGTTCTCATTTATTAAATTATATCATGTTTTTATAACCATATACTGGGATAGAATTGTTTCCGCTTAAATCTTTCCTGGCAAACTGATTTATTCTGATTTTTCTATGAATTATAAGTTTTTTTGTGTAAATATTGTGATTTTTGCTTTTCCAAATCGTAATAATAATAGATAGAAATAAAGGGGCTGGATGCTTGTCAGCGAGGGATTTATAGCGCTCATGGCCAACCTGTTTTACCTCTGCTTTTGCAATTGCGATAGTTTTACCCCTCCCAAAGATAATACTATGCTCCGGGCAGAAGTAAACATATTGAATCAAGAGCACATGCACGAATATCAGTATAAACACAATTATGATTTTTTTATGTTTCTCCATGAATCCATCCCCTTTACACTATCATCTTAATGTATTACAATAACATTGTATCAAAAAATATACAATTACACAGAAAATGGCGAAATTAGCACCTCTGGTGGCGAATTTTACATGAAAAGGGATGATTTGAATGCGAATTGCAATATGTGATGATAACGAAATCCAGATTGGTATATTTATGCATCGGATTAATAATTTTCTCAAACGAAATGGTGATATAAAAGCATTGATTACTCCGTATGATAAAGGACAGCCACTTATTGATGATGTGGCAGATGGCGAATGGTATGATATTGTAGTTTTGGATATCGTTTTGAGAGAAGAAAATGGAATTGAAGTTGCAAAGGAATTGAGATTAAATGGCTATGATGGAAATATTATTTTCTGGACAGCCCACAAAGAGTATGTTTTTGAAGCTCTTGATTTACTCCCAATTCACTATATTATAAAAGGATCTGAAAATGGCAGAATGTATACTGCTTTCAATCATGCTCTGGAACATATCAGCAAAAGCACTCTTATGATAAAAGGAAAAGACTTTATTCATCGGGTGGAATTTCAAAATATCGAATATATTGAGAGCCGAAACAAATACATCATTATTCACTGCACTTGCGGTATAGTTTATACGGAACGATGTAAACTGTCTGATATTGAAGAATTACTGGATTCCAGATTCTTGAGGTGCCACCAGAGCTACTTAATAAACATGGATGAGGTAAAAGAAATAAACACTTCGTTCCTTATGTTTTCTGGGGATACTGTGCCTATCAGAAGAAAAGACTTTGCAAAAATAAAAAACGAATTTGAAGAATATACAACATTTAAGTAGCTCCCGGGAAAACCCCGGGAGTGTTATTATTTCAGTAATTCGTTGACTTTTTTCTGCACTTCTGCGTAGTTGTAGCCGGCAGCTTCCAGGCGGTCTCGTCTATCTTGTCCGTTCCCCCACTCGCCGTTAATTACCTCTTTTGCTACCTTGGCTACACTTTTCTTTGCAGTCACGGAATACACAGCTTTTCCATTCCAATCAAAAACAGAATAACCGGCTTTGCAAGCTTTCTTTGCATTTTTGAGTGACTTGTACGCCCCGATCTGGCTCTTGGAATCCTTCCAGGTCTTGCGGACACGGTAATACTTATCAACCTTTGCTGTCGGCTTTGTGGTTGGTGCTGTCACGGTTTCACTGGAAATAAGCTTTTTGAATCTATCCCAGTCACCCTTTCCACGGATAACAGATGGACAATTCTTAGCGCACACATCGTAATGCTGCACTACTCGGCTTGCTGGGATTCCGTATTTCTTCATAAGCTGCTTGCACACATCAACTGTATTCTGGAATGCCTTTTCGTAGTTGTAGCCATCATTCATGCACATTTCAATTCCGATGGAATTATGATTATTTACAGTTCCAAAAAGCTTACCGCCGTAATTTACCCCAACGTGCCAAGCTCCACGATTATACGGCAAGGCTTGGTATGCTGACTTATCGTCAACGAATACATGGGCTGAATAGCCGTGAAAATTGCCGTTATGCTGTGCTGTGGCGTGTGCCTTAGCGTCTGCTGTCTTGGCGATATTATCTGTATTGTGGATGACAATATACCGAGGTGTTTGTCCTGCGTAGCTGTTGTTGTTGCTGATTAATGAGGTATTGATATTCATGTATGTTCTCCTTTCATATATGTGCTTTATTAATTAACTTCATTTCAACATCATCAAAAACATGGAATACAACATGGTTTTAATATGATTTCCAAGGTCTATAGTTATCTCCATTATGTGCTGTAAAGTGACGAACGTTATTATCAATATCCCACACTTCTATAGTAGAATAACCTGAATATGATCTGCAAACAGTTATTAATTGCCTATTACTTGTGCATGGATTTGATAAATTTGGATAGTCTGCTTTCCATGCAGCAAATTTCATTCCAGTACCATCAGTTAATTTGATAAGTATCTGATCCCATGTTGCAGCTGCTGTTAATCCAATTTGAGATAAGGAACTGTAGAATTTAAAATTCGTGTTTAGTGCATTAATCCCTAGCGCCTCTTTCAGCTGCGCTATAGTGATCTTCTGGGTTGTAGAGCCGTTCTCCAATACCACGATATCCGTATCAGATACTTTGGTAGCTGCTGGAAGAGCTGATATTAGTGTACTTGGTATAGATTCAGACATTTTTCATCAATCCTTTCTTGGAATTTTTTCAATTACTTTATTATTCTTTGTCATCAGGTACTTGCCGTCCTTTGTGGCCAGTGCGTATACTTTGTCAATGATTTTCACTGAAAGAACAAAGCTTGCCCCCACATTAACTGGGTTCGGCGTCATCCTCACATCACTGATTAATATGTTTGCCATATCACTTCACCATCACTTCCACTTCTGTGATCAGCTTCTCGTCCAGGATCTCATACATAACCCGAAGCTTATATCTACCTTTTTTCTGTGGTTGAATAACCACATCAAGAATATGTCCTTGTATTACTGCTCCCCCACTGTCTTCAACCTCTTGTGTTCCTTTGCAAATTAATTCATAGGAAGATCTTTCAATTATAAAATCGGTGCCCTTACAGGAACATATTCGCAATTTTATATGTTTCTTTTCCCCGAATTCAAAATCCACATTCACAATTACACCCTCCTATTAACTCTGCATAATACCCGGAATTTTCTAATACTGCCTGATACTGTGGCTCTAACAACTCTTCAAGATACGGACACGGCTCAATATGAACGCACATAGATGATATATCTATAGTAATAATATATCTTGCTATATACGCTATATTTCCAGCTTCATCAACAGCGGACATGTCAACTACATAAGCGCCGTTAAGGCTTTTGGGGATGATGGCTTCCCATCTATCCCCTTGTGCCCTTGCGAATGAGATAATGTTTCCATTGATAGTACCCCTTAATGCTACTACCATGTTTCCACCACCTTTATCAGTCGGTAACCTCTACAGAGATTACAACGGTTTTTTCAGTATCAACCGGGTTCGGTGTTAATGTTACGGACTTGATGACAGGAGCCTTAGTGTCCAGTTTCACAGTTCTGGTTACAGTGGTACTCTTTCCGGCACTATCAGTAGCCACTACGGTGATGGTATTGGTACCCTCAGTAAGAGTAATTACCTTAGACCAGGAGCCATCAGAAGCAACGGTTGCCGCCTCTGCGCTACCACTATTCAGTTTGACAGTAACAGATACTGGGCTGGATGTTGCATCGTTTGTTGTACCACGAACAGTACAGGAAGCCTGGTTGGTAACAAGACCATCTGTCGGTGATGTAACGGAAAGTGTCGGCGGTACGGTATCAATTTTGAATGAAACGCTCTTCTGTGCTGCCGCATTTCCATCATAGTCAGACGCATTTACAGTAATTGTATGGCTCCCGTCTGACAGGGCAGTACCAGGAGTATAAGTACATTTATAGCCGCCGGAAATTGCAGTCTTAGAAATACTATCCCCTGTGATCTCGCTTCCAGAATCAATGGTGATACCAATGGTGGAAGGATCCACACCAGAATCATCATCGGTTATTGTCCAGACAATGCTTGGTTTGTTATTTGTAATCAGTGCGCTGGCTGTCGGGTATGTTATTGTTGAAATCGGCGCAACTTTTTCTCTTACCTTTAACTGTAATGAACTTCCTAACGTTGAATGACTAGCATCTGCTGTTTCTGCGTTTCCAGCATCATCCGTAGCTCTGATTGTTACCCCATAATAATGTCCCGATTGATTATAGCTGGATTTACTAGGGGCTGTAATCGTTCCATCATATCGTCCAGTAGAACTGTTATAGGTTAGACTTACGGTCTGTCCATTTACTGTAGCTTGTACTGTTTTTACACTCATATTCTCATTCCTTTCGTGAAATATTGTTGATAAGTTCTTTTAATTCCTGTACTTCTGTTGACAAAGCATCCAGTTTTGAATGCAGTTCCTGGTTGTCCGCTTGGAGAGCCAGGATTTTCTCATGGTCATTTTTCAGCATGGCAAACATGCAGGGGATTATAATACGGTAATTCCAGTTTTCAGCTTTGCCTTTTTCATTATGGTCAACGGCTAATGGAAATCTGCGGTCAATGTCCTCAGCTATGAACATCGGCATTTCTTTGCCATAGCGTTCATCTTGTTCGGATAAATATCCGTCTTTGTACTTCGCCCAGATTACCTTGATTCTGTAGAGGTCTTCCAGTTCATCTTCTTTTATGTTTTTTCCGTTTCCTATTGATTTGTAACGAATCGAAGATGCAGCAGCCGCATTAAGAGTTTTCATATCAGATGCAAAAACAACAGCTGCACTTGCACTAGAGTTCCACGGCAGACCACTCATCGTAACGGACTTATGAAAATTAGCAGAATCATAAAAGTCTGATTTAACATTTACTATCATGTAACCTGAGTTTACTGTTTTGCCACTAAAAAACTGAAAAGCTGTTTTTCCATCATCAGAATAACCATAAATATCACTTGTTAAAATGGCCATTGTGCCATTATCGTTAACCAAAAGAGGCATTTCTAGATTCAGTAATCCTGCTGAATCGGTTACTCCGTACTTAATTCCGCTTGAATCAAAAATAAGGCATTTATAGTTATTTTCATTTACATAATCTTTAAATATGGTTAATCCGTCAGGATCAAGCTTACTAGCCCATCCAGTTTCACGGCGGTTCAGTACCTCTAATATCCCATACCCATTATTTTTACCGCCAAGCTTTAATGTGCCACCCTTGGCGTAAGTGAACGAAATATATAGCTGATTTCCCTCTTTATAAATTCCTTTAATTGCGCCATCATTGGTTAAGAGGTTAAATATTTCTTCATGTGTAAGTGCATCTACATCAATTACAACCGCCATACTTTGGGAATCTAATGGTTGTGAAAATCCACCCGCCGCGTATAAGGTACATTTTATGGCACTTACATCTCTTGGAATTCCAATTGACCTTCCAGAAGCCGTTGTTATAATTCCTCCCGCTTTAGTTGATAATACCGTATATAAATTATGTGAAACGCTTGTTTCGTCTTTCGCAGAAGAATATACCGTTTTCCAATTTTCCCCATCTACGGATTCTTCGATTTTAAAACGACCTTTATATGCTGTTCGTGTTTCCGCGTTTCCATCGCGATACCAAGCACTCAAAGTAATATAGCTCGGGGCTACACTGCCATTCGCGCGTTGCTTAATAACATATGATGGGCTTTCAAGAAAATATGTTCTACCCGGAACTCCTTGTTCTCCCTTAATCTTTGTCCATGAATAGGCACCGGGGTTAGTGCTATCGGCTTCCGTATAATCTGTATACTGCCCGATGTATTCTTTTCCAGTGCTATCAGATACATCAAAGCCCATCTTACCATCCGCGCTGTTTGCGTAAGCTACATGGAAATATGGTGTTCTTCCGTCTGTTCCAGGTTTTCCTGGAGATCCATTTGCCCCATCTGCACCTTTTACAAGCGTCCATGCATAATCATCCGGGTTAGTGCTATCTTGTAGTTCAAAATCAACATATATACCGATATATTCCCGGTTACTATCAGACACCGAAAAATCGGTTTTACCATCTGCGCTATTGGCATAAGCAATATGGGTGTAACTTGTTTTTCCATCTCGTCCAGGTTCTCCCGGAAGACCGTTCTTTCCATCGTTTCCCGCATAAATTTTTGAAATGGAAAATCTTTTGGTCACCGTCAAAGCACTAAGATAAGTTGCCCTAACATCTACCCAACCATCATCGGCTGACAGCCCCGTTACCGTATATGTCTTTGCTGAATTGTTCCAGATTCCTGTTATACTATCTGATTTTGTGATTATAAAATTACAATCATCTGTAATATCTTGTGTTCCGTACATTACTACAGCATGTGTAATCACACCGCTTGGAAATGTACCGTAGTTCCCACTAGAATCAACAGAAATGCCCTGGTATTCATTGCTCAGTTGCAATGTCATGTTTTTGGCGAGAGCTGCCGCTTCCTGTGCCTGTTTCGCTGCCGACAATGCGTCCTCAGAATCTTTCAGTGCCTTTGTAACGTCCGTATCTTTCAGCTGTTTCCAATAATATCCATTGCCTTCATTTACAAAGCGGTATGCGTGGCTATCGCCATCGTAGTAAATGTCACCGACATGCTTGCTCATTTCGGTATCGTCCAGCCATTCATTGGCCGGATAATTGCTCAATGTAGGTACTGATGTTCCTGTCCAGGTATTTATATTCCCATCAATCTGCCCCTGCATACTGTTTAACAGTCCATCCAAAGGAGATGCACCAATCCTAATTGAGGATCCATCCATTATTAATTGATGTTTAGTTATATCGGCAGAAAATATAATATTTCCGCTATTATCACGAACCACCAAGGCTCCCGCCTTAATCCAGTCAGCATTAACACCTGTAGCGGTAAGGATTCTGGCAATTACATCACCATCGACCGTCATACCGCCATTCCAATGTTGTCCACCATCTGTAGATACCGCCCATGCTTCTGCGGTCATTTTCCATACAATGTCAGAATCGGATAGCTGTGGTTTGTTGTGAAGATAATAGATATTGCTTCCGTCCGGCTGTGTTTCCACTGTCGTGTATGTTCCAGAAGATTCCGCAAGGCGTTGTGATAATTCTTCCAGCGCTTTTTCCCTAGAAGTACGCTCATCTCTTAAGCTTTTTCTATATTCAGATTGTGCCTGTTGATTAAGGGTATATTGCTTCTGTTTGTTTCTTGAAACACTCTTCGCACTGCATTCTAATTGTTCAAAAGTTCCCGGGTTCAATGTAAGAGAAGTTAAATAACTCTTATGTTCTTCCCCATTCCTATCAGTGATTGTAATAGCATCCCCTGCTTCCAAAGCAATATCGGTTAGCGCGCTGGTTGTAAAAGGACGAAATTTTAATCCAACACATCTTTCAGCAATTATTGAGCAAATCGTTTGTCCAGTCCCCGGTTGTATTAGCTTATTTTCGCTAATATCTATGATGTACCCCTCATCCCCTGATTGATATGTTTTAGCGTTACTTTCAGATGAATTGCTTGAATACTCCGTTACTTTTACTCCTGTTATTTCAAGATCGTATAACCAAGGGGTAAATCCACTTGTATCTTTGGAGGTAATATTAGCTGGAATATTAGATTCTTTTTCATACCATCCGATACACAATCTTCCGTATGCATCTGTTTTCGCCCACTGACAGCCCATCTGTGCCACCCATGCAATTACCTGCCGAAAAGTAATACTGCTATCATCTGGTCGATTCTGGATTACCAAGTCATCATTATCAAATCTGGTTGATTGCAGTGTTACTCCGCACACCTCACAAGCATCCTGTATGATCTGTAATCTGGTTGCCGGGTATGTCAGTTTACTATCAGAATAATCACGATCAAATAATCGCATAGAATCTTCACAAGTTAGGCTAATAATAGCTGTGTTCTGATATGGTGCATCTGTTACGGTCATGGTACAGATACGGATTTTTTCAATACCAGTGGATAATTCAAGCCCGATATGGCAAACAACCCTCGCTCCGTCCCAGATGTAATCTGTGTACTTGCCAGAAAAGTTGTTGATCTGCAATGTCAGTTTATTTACGATAGCTGCGCCGATATCAAAAGAGCCGCTTTGCGATACTGCATCCTCAAATTTAAAACCATTAGACCATAAATCCTTGTCGGTAATGGATAATGTGCTTCCATCCGTGAAGGTAAAATCTGCATATTTCAGATAGTTACGATTCCCACTATTCTGTTGTTCTTTAAATTCCGTTGATAAATTTCGCATATCTTACCTCTCGATAAAATCAAAACTAAGTCCTTCCATGCGCTCATTGCCTATCCACCAACACTTAAAAGGGGACTCCCTGTCACCAACATAAAATGTTCTGGTTTCGTGCTTATTTGCAGATAGCAAGTCTGGATATGTGACCTGTATATACTCTGGATTTACTGCCTGTATAATTTTGCAAGCAGTGTCCCAGTCTGGGCCATTCCAACCTACAGACAGCTTTCGTTTCTGTCCAACTCTGTTTTTATGCATGGTTGTATCGTCAGTTCTTCCAGATTCTGATGCTGATATATCCTGTAATCCCCATGTAAAAGAAGAAGGACAGGGCATTGCTACCCCATCCACTTTTAAAAATGCTTCTGCCATATGCTAACCCTCATGTATTTTTACACACGAAAAAAGCGCCTACCCCGAAAGGTAAACGCTTTAAAATTTGCTTATTATGATTTTATATTATAACATACGGCGAAAGTATCATTCAGTATACTATGGTATCATTTATTCCTAATAATCTGAATGTAGGCGAGTTTTAAGGGTTAAAAAGTCTAGGTAGAAATCCCTAGCCTAATTCCTATTTACCATTCTGGCGCTGGCATATCACAAACATCATATGACATATTCACGTATACTTCATAACGATCTGGAATTATTGTATTATAATTTAAATCAGTTGGAAAATATGATTGTAAGTAATCAACACTTCCTTTTCTTTGAACATTAGCAAACAAACCATCGTCACATCCAATTATTCTATTATTTTTATAGTATACAACTGCCATATGAGTTCCACGATTGTTTTTTCCGTTATTTTTAACTGTTAAAACAACACCCTCCGTTCCCAAATTTGATGTATACGTAATATTCTTTGCATTAAAATCAAAATATGATACGTTTTCTGTTTTTAGATTAATTTTTACAGAATCCCATTGACTTCCATAATTTGTCATTAATGTAGCATATTTCATCCCTGGCTCAATTACACACGTATCATACTGATTGCTTACTGAAACTATTTGTCCATTCAAACAAAAAGCACAGCTAATATCAACAGAAACCGCATAATTGTAATTATTTTGAAGAATTATAACTTCTCCCCTTGGCGTTGCTTCTGCGTGATACGTTACATTGTTTTTGGATGTATTCGTATTTCCGCTAAATCCACCATTAGAAGATTTTTTCACAGTAACCTTACAGGTAAATTTCTTTCCAAGAATGGTTGCTGTAATATTGGCGGTTCCTGCCTTTTTCGCAGTAATTTTTCCATTTTTTACGGTCGCAACGCTTTTCTTTGATGATTTCCATTTTACAGTCTGCTTAGTTCCTTTTACTTTTATGGTACTTGTCTTTCCAACTTTTAAAGTAAGGCTTTTCTTGCTAAGTTTTGGAGATTCCACAGTTACTTTGCAAGTATACTTCTTTTTACCCACTTTTGCAGTGATTGTAGCAGAACCCGATTTCTTGGCTGTTACTTTCCCAGAACCACTTACCGTTGCCACAGATTTCTTGCTGGAAGTCCATTTTGTCTTTCCTTTTGTTCCAGACAATTTCAGTTTCAAGGTTTGTCCAGTAAGTAACGTTGCCTTATTCTTACTAATCTTCCCTGCCGCAGATACTGGAACTGCCATACAGACAATCAATAGCATGACTGCCAGAACCGATAGTAACTTTTTCACTTTCTTCATACACTCATACCTCCCAATAATTGATACCCATATTGTACCACCTTGGGACGCATTCTGGAAGCTCTATTTCGCTTTTCTATCAATTTCCGCAGTTACGACAATCAAAAGAGCTTCGGCAAATTTCGCACCAATAGAATCAGCGTATTTATCGTGAATTTGCTTTGCTTCCATGGTGAGGTTTTCCCACTGCGGAATATCGTCCTTTGAGATAAAGGCATACTTCTTGTGGAGATTCCATATATCTTGCCAGATGGAAAAATAAGTCTGTTTAAAGTCCATCAATACCACTTCTCCTTCAGCTGATTGATTGGTGTTCCGGCAACCCCGGCACTCTCTCCGCTGTCTGTTGCCTTGAAGTATGTTCCCGGAATCTGCGGATACATAAATTCAAACATTAAATAGTTAGCTGCATCGCAAAGATATTCTGTGTTTCCTGTCTCACGATACTTTTTGATGCACATATCGTGGGATTCCAAGGCGTTTACCAGTTTCTCCCCGAAGTTATCCTTTGCTGTGCCATATTTGTAAAAGCTTACCTCAGCCCTGTTCTGTCGTAATTTATCGAAACGGTCTGAATATTCTGTTGGAAGTTCTGTTCCTATTTGGCTCATATGCTTTAATTCTCCATAATTAGTTGATTTCTTTGTTCAAATTTCAATTTTCTTGGCTTGTGCCTATATTTTATCGGATGAGAGGTTTTGAAACGGATTTGGCTATTTTATCGCAGTAATTCTTTGTCAATAATCTGGAAGTTCGCCCTGTGGATATAAAGAGCTTTTCCGTCAATCATTAACTTTGTCATTTTAGGTAGATCGTCCGGGATTTTCCAGAACACCTCGTCACCAGAATATGCGGCTATCGGCTGTCCAAGTTGAGATTTGATTACTACAACCCTGGATTTCCCGAAATAATTTTTATAATAATTCACAATCCCGGCTATGTATGTGTTCTCTGAAATCTTCCCAGTTGAATGGCTAGTGATATCCTCCTGGGTAAAATCAACCTCTGGCTTCAATCCTTTTTGCTCAAAAATACAAGTATCACCACAGCTTTCAATTTCTTTACCGTCAATCAGAATTGTAATAACGGAAGATACGTCATAGCTTGTTGTTTCGTTACCCTCACTATCGTAGCCCTTGGATTTGGTTTTATTCCCGGCAATGTTGATCTTGTCCCCAGTGGTAGTCATAACCTTTTGACCGTAGTTGTCGTATGTATAGATTGTGTAGCTGTTACCAGAAAGATTTCCTTTCACGTCATTCATGTAATCGTCATTCGCTGCACAGCCTGTTAGCCCTGTGATAACGCAAATACAGATAATGGTTGCCAGTAGTGCTTTGATTCTTTTCATAGTGTGTCCTCCCTTTTCTGTTTCACTCTTTGATATAACATATTTTGCGTGGTGTCCTTAAAAAATAACATGATTCTATAATCAAAATCTCCACCATTTCTTTTTCCCCACTTTGTCTTAAAGTGTTCCTCCATCATGTCAAGGTAGAACAGTGGTTCTTCTTTATCGTCTACTAAATCATCTTTTGCCATATCTGTATCTGGATTGCGTACCATTTTCAGAATATTTTCAGCTTGTTTTGGCGTAACCATAGGGTGCTTCTCTTCACGGTATTTTTGATATTTCTTGAAAAACTCTGTAATCAAGAATATGGATAAGCAAATGTCGTGGTCTTCAAAAATATTCTCTTTGGCTCCGTAAATGCTTTCGTATATTTCGGTTACCAATTTCTCAACATCCTCGTCTTTATAATCTAAGAGAGATGATTGGTTCCTAGAATTATAGCGGTTGGCTTTCTGCTCCTTGGTTCTAGGGGGTATATTATATATATTTAATTTATTATAATTATTAGGAGCAGAAGTCTGATTATCTTTATCTGTATAAGATAAAGTCTTTTTTTCTTTATTATCAATAAAGTCTGGTTCTGTTTTCTTATCTATATTTGTTATACTTATTTTACTGTTATACTTATCCACGCAGTTTTCCTCACCACGGAAGGTGCATTTTTCCTCACCATCCCCCATGCGTTTTTTCTCACCACGTTCGGGCTGATCTTTTTGCTCATGCTCATTTATAAATTCTTCATAAAATTTTTCTGTGAGAATAAGGTGTCTATGCTTTATTACTTTTGGATTATCTTTTTCATATTCATACCATGAAGTTATATAACCATTCTGTTTTAACCCATTTAGCATTGACTGAATAGTACGTTCGGACACACCAATAAAATCAGCAAAATGCCGATTGCTCGCAAAACAATCACCGCTTTTATCTCTTTTGCGAAGACTATGTATTTCCACTAATAAAAATTTTTCTCTTGGGCTGAATTTATTTGTAAGATATAATTTTGACGGTATAAATACCCCTGTGAAATCTCTTTCTCTTCTTTCAGAAACAAACTGTTCTTTTCTCATGCTAGATAACCTCCGTATATCTAAAAACTTCTCCGATAATATAAAAACAGTAGGCAATCTCTCGGAGGTGAGACTTTCGGCGGCCAACCTAGCCCACTGAATTTACCATATTAAGCTAAAACCAGTCTATTTCCATCATAATGGCTCTTTACGTAATCAATTATTTTCTCGGAATCGTCGGATGTTATATAAAAAGCGTCTTTAATCGGAATAGTGTTTATTTTCATAATTTTTACTATTTTCTTTATGTGAAAAACTGTACAACATTTAAATTCTGTTTGCTCTCTTATAATTTTTCTCACTTTTCCAAAAGAAAACTCATGTTTATCATCAACAATTTTTTGGTTGTATTTTGGCATATATTTTCTAATATAAAAAATTTCCAATGAATCCAAGTCTTCAAGTTTGCATTTAATAACAGAAACAGAAGTAAAGTGTTTATTTGAATGGCTATATGGGCGGAAAAGCCCTAACTTAGACTGTCCAATATAAACTACTTCATTACCATCTAAAAGGAAATAAATAATTGGTTCTCTTGCAATCGGAATGCGAATGCAATTTGAATTTTCCTTAAATTCCATAGATTAATACCTGCCTTTCGTATAAAAGAGTGCCTTGAACTGTATGTAAATCAACAGGCAGGCGGCAAGGCATTTCCGCTTTTCGATGATCGGTCTAGCCTGTTGGTTTTACCAAAATTAACGGTTAAAATAAAAAAGAGCCGCCAAGTAAGATAAAAATTCCTCAAAATCGAGAAATATTAATTTCTTCTTAGCGGCTCAAAAATCAAGACCGTGTGTACTTCTTCATTGAGAAAATTATATCACACAATCAGTCAAAAATCAATATGCCGGGGATGGATTGAAACGGCTATCCGTATCATTCTGGGCTTTTGTTACAGCTTTTGCAATTTCACTTCCATCCAGAATAATACTGTTCATAATGTACTGCGGATTCTTGTTTCCGCTGTTCATACTCATTGCCATTGCAACGCCCTGCGCTACTGCTTTTGCCATTTCCTCTTTTGTAAGTCCCATGCTTCCGTCTGAACTGGAAACAATGCTGTCTGCGATCTTCTTCATGGTTCGTGGATTTTCCAGCGGAAGAACGGCTTCGGAACCGGCTTCACCGATACCAATTACCTGCGCACCGTTGAAAAGGCCACCTTTGGCGTACCAATTAGGCTTGTAAACTGGTGTAGAACTGGTTCTTCCACCGCCAAGATCATGTTTTCTCCACTCTGAAATATAATAAGTCAGAGTCGGTAAATGTACTTGTTTCATGCCGTCAGCGAATGATTGAGCAGTTTCCCGACCAATTGATGTAAGATTAACATTAAATAGCCTTTTAATTTTATCCGAAATCCCGGACAAATTGGTTTCTGTATAAGTTTTCATTTTTTCTGTTTCTTTGTCAACTTTACCAGAAGCCTTTTCCCAAATCTGGTTTGTATTGATAAGGACAGAAGACCAATAGCTTTGAATAGTGGTCATAACCGTACCCATTACATCTTTGGTATCGGTGTCCATGGTTCCGAGAGCTGTCGATACAGCGTTTGCGGAATTTCCCCAGTTTGTTTTAGAGTTGGTTTCAACATCATCATTCGTGTTCTTTATCTTCGACCAAATAGAAGGCATTGTGCTTTCTGTGCTTTTTTTCATTCCAGCCATTGCCGTGCTTACGGCGGCATTGGCGAGACCAAAGCCAGTTTTTGTCTTGGACGATACGGAGCTAGAAGCATTTGCAACAGCGGTAGTAATACCTCCCACTGCTGTTTTCACAGATGTATTCATTCCATTGAAAGAATTCTTTGCACTTGTTTCCATTGTGACAACTGCATCTGGAAAATCTTTTCTGAGTTTTTCATCTAATTCATCTAACGGAACGCCAGCATTTTTTAATGACGTATAAACTGCATCTAATGCTTCTTCTGTATTAGCATATGTTCTTCCAGATATTGCACTATCAAGAGCATCTTTAGCAGTTAAGTAGTCTCCACTAAATTGCTCGGAACTAAGGCTTAAAAGATAAAGTTCGTCTTTCAAATCAGATATGCTAATTTTTGTTGTGTCAAATTTTCCTGCTGATTCAGATACACCATCTCCAAGGGCTACAGCTTTATCAGTCATATCTTCCAAAAATCCAGATGATACGCCTGCCTGTGCACCGTATTTTTCGAGAATTTTTCTTGCATCTTCGGTTGATACGCCGAATTCTCCAAGTTTCTGAATGAAACTATCGTACATTTCAGAATTTGATTTTCCGGCACTTTCATCTGCTTCAATTAACTTCCAAAGCTCTTCTGCTTGATCTTGCGTTATCTTATGAGCACTTTCCATCTCACCTGTATAATCATGGAGATAACCACCTGTTTGTGATAGAATTCCATTTCCACCTTGCGCAGCTTCTGTAATACTTGCAATTCCTTTAGCAAGTTTAACAGATAATGCCGTTGCAACAAATACAATCCCAGCGGTTCCAAATATAGTACCAAGCGTTGAAGAAAACGTTTTAAGTCCGCCTGTTGAAGCTGTTTCCGCTGCATCTCCAACTCCCTTTATTGCTTCACTTGCCGCACTTGTACCATTTCCTATCACATCCGCAAGTTTATCTGCAATTAGTTCTGCATTTTTCTTTTCAGCTATTTTTCCTGCAATATGTCCCACAAGTGAACCAACAAGAGTTCCAATACCTGTGATATTTGCTATTTTTACTGCAATAAATGCTTTTGTAAGCCATTCTGCAATATGTCCGGCTATCGGGTGCTTTTCCTCTAATCCATCGAATAATCCGTTTAATGCACTGGTAAGACCAGTTAATAGCAGATCAGCTGCGGTACTAAGGATTTCTCCCCATGGCAATTCACCAAGGAATGTTCCAACTCCTTGTCCAAACTCATAGAATGTGTCTGTCGTGAGAGAATCTTTTAATGCAGTACACAAGTGAGATATAAAATCTCCAAGAGCCTGTCCGTTCTCTTCCCAATTTGTGTCTTTGATGAATTTAGCGATTCCATCTCTGATTTTCGTTGCAAGGTCATCCCAATTAAATGTTTCCGTAAATGACTTTAAGCTTTCAAATGCTCCATTCAGTAATCCAGAGAGTGCATCTGCAATTGTGTTCATGTCTATCTTTTCGATTGCACCATTTAAGGCATTTCCAAGCGCAGTGCCAAGCTTACCCCATCCAGTAATTCCAGCACCATCCTTTTTAGACATATCCTTTACAAAGCCAGAAAGCATTTTCCAAGATGTCATAAAACTGTTTCCGATTAAGTTTCCAAGACCTGTCCAGTCAATTTCCTTTATAGCTCCTTTTAAAAGTTGAGACAGTTTTGCCCCTATTCCAGAAAAATCTATTCCTCCATCTCCAAGCAACAGGTTTAGAGTATTTACTGCTGTGTTGATTCCAGCCCCAAGCAATCTTCCCATTAAGTCAAAATCTATACCGCTGACCATGGAGTTGAATGCTGTTGTAAATGCATTTACAAATTCAGTTATTTTCGGACCAACATTATTCCAGCTGATAACGTTGTAAACTTTTTTCATACCAAGATTGAGCATATCGGCAATTGTGGTTCCTACGCCTTTCCAATCTTTAGCCAGAAATGCTTTTCTGATTTTAGCAGCCCATTTATTAATTGGCGTTTCGTCAACAGTCAAAACTTCATCCATTGAATCTTGTATTCCTGCAAAACTATCTGCCAAATCTCCAAGTCCAGAACCAAGACTTTTAGATGCAGTTCCAGAATTGTCAGAATTATCGGCAAGCTGATTTAATTGATCGAATGGTAATACAGAAAGTGCCTTTTTCAATTTCTTAGCAGATGATGTAGCGTCATCAAGCCCGGAAGAAGCGTCATCACCAGCTGTTTCTATACCTCCTAAATTAGATACAATATCACTAACTCCACTCTGTGAGCCTTTCAGCTTCTTTCCCATCAATACATACATGAAGTTCCGGAACGCATTCGCGGCTTGCATAAGCTTTGCCATGAGAGCATTAAGTGCTTGAATAGCAGGAAGAATACCCGCAATCAAACCTTGCCCGATCACTGCGGAAAGTGACTGGAAATTCAGAGTGAGTAAACGAACCTGGTTCGCCCAGGTGCCAGATGTCCTTGCGAAATCCCCTTGCACATCTCCTGTAACTGACATTAAATAGTTATATCGAAGAGCAACTTTTTCAGCTTGAGACATTGCATTATAAGATGTTGTAATTCCCCTTGAAAGAGCATAAGCCTCCATATTTGCAACGGATAAATTAATACCCAATTGTCTTAAAGGCTCAATTTCCCCGGAAATTCCAGCGCGTATTTTCTGAAAAGCAGTATCGGTATCAATGTTGTAAAATGATGCAATATCCCCGGCTAATCCAGCAAGAGAAATTGACATTTTAGAAGCTGCATCTTGCGCAACACCAGATGATTTCATCATTGCCATCATGGTTCCAGAATATTGCTTTGCTGCCAATTCGGATAATCCAAATTGTTCTTTAGCCGTAGAAGCAAATTTGTAGGCTTCATCTGCCATGCTTCCAAAGGAAACATCTACAACATTTTCGATTTCTGTAATAGCAGAGCCAAAACCAATTGCACTTTTTCCTAAATTTGCCAGACCACGAATAGCCTTAAAACCGATAGCAGTTTTAAGCAAATTTCCGAGATTAAAAGAAGCAGTTTTAATTCCAGAGCTACCATTTCCAAGGCGTTGAAACCATCCAATAATGCCTTTTACCCCGGTTCCAATTATAGAAGAAGTTTTACTAACAATATTACCAAGGCTAGATGTTGCAGATGATAATTTAGAAAACGCACTGGATATAGAATTTGTAGCGGAATTTACCTTTCCCCCTGCATTAGCCAACTTTGCCAGTGCTTCCGTCATGCGGATGGTGTTCTCACTGATTTTAGGTGCAGTTTTCATTACATCGAAGAAAGACAATACTTCCTTTGCTAGTGTTCCAAGCTGGCTTGACGTTTGTCCGATTCTATTTCCAGAACTTGCCAATTGTGCAATAGACTGAACTAACCTATTTACAGGTTCAGATATATCGCCAACGCTCGTAAAGCTCTCTACGATTGATTTAAGATTTCTTCCAAGCCCAGGTAATTCAGCGGATACATTTGCAATATATTCACCGGAATTGGCTAATCTAGCCATTGAATTGACAAAACGATTAACACTGGTAGATACATCTGGAATCTCTGTCAAATTGCTTAATTGATGGATTATTTCTCCAAGTTTTCCAGAATCAAATCCACTAGCATCAACCTGGCTAAGTCTGTTGATTGAGTTGATAACTGCATTCAGTCCAGAACCTTTATAATCTACTTCACCCATTGTCTTTATGGAATTTGAGAATTTTCCAATTCCATCAGCAATGCTTGTCATTTTCCCTATATCAAGTTCTTTTAGTTTTCCAAGTTCCCTTACACAACTACGTAGCCCATTTGTATTAACTCCGCTTAATGCGGAATTAACTTCTGTGAGTTTGTTTGAAAGATTAGTCAGCGCGCGTACTGCTTTTTCTGTACTACTGCTAATTTGTATATCAAGGGTATCAATGGTATTGTCAGCCATTTTATTTGTCCCTCCTTTTTTACAAAAAAATAAAGGGCAGACAAGAGTGTTAATCCTGCCTGCCCTTTTCATGGTTAAGTTCAAAGTTCGCCTGCATGAGTTGCAAGCTTGCCAAAAGTGCGTTTCTCTGTTTTTTCTTTTCTTCTTCGGAAAATATACCTTCCTGTTTACGCTTTTCTTCCTCTGCTGATTCGAGCAAAGGTTTCTTCAAATACTCTGCCTTGGATTTTTTTCCAATTAAAGCATTTGCAACAGCTGTGAATGTGGCTGATGTTTCATAAATGCCCGCTTGCCAAAGCTCAGTGTCTTTTCTCTTTTGCCGTATCTTTTCAGCTTCGAGATAAGGTTTTAACTCAGCCGGAGTAGAATCCATAAATTCTTCTTTAGATACACCAATAGAGAGGTATAAAGGAAGAATCTCTTGGTAAACAGCTTCTCGAAAAGTTAATTTTTCTTTTTGTGATCCTGTGGAATCTTCGTTGCATTCTTCTCCACTGCCTGTGCTTCTGCTACTGCATTCAGCAGACCGGATAAAAAACCATTTTTCTCCAATTCTTTATCAAGAAGTTGGTATAAATCAAATCCGCTTTTAGGATTTTCCTCGGTTCCTTCATCTTCGTAATCATCCAAAAGGTCACAGACTTTATCAAGAACAGCTTCTTTTTCAGAATCACTTTCATACCCAAACTCTTCCTTGTGCTTCTTTTGAAGTCCGGCAAGAAGCAGTTCTGGAAGAAGAGAAATCATCTTCTGAAGGCTTCTCTCTTTTCCATCTGTAATCCCCTGTACCTTGTCCAGCACATCTGTTTTTGTAAGAAGTCCGTATCCGAATACAACCTTATATTCTTTTCCATGTACATTAAAAGTTACCATTTTATAATCCTCCCATTATTTTTTATAATTCTGATGTAGTTACAACCTTTGTATCGAGTCCTTTGTAATCATTTATGATTAATGATATCGGGATGGTCGCAGCTTCATTTTGACCGATTTCCGGAAGCGGAATTGCTCGTCCTGGTTCAGCAACAATGAAAAATGCTTTTTCGAGATCTGGGAACGCAACTTCGAACCAGGTTGAAAGACTTTTAGCTTTTGCATCTTTAGAGTCTTTAAAAAGTTTTTCGATTGCGGTTATAACGTCGGCGTTCATGTTAAAAGTAACTTCCCATGAGCCACCAGTATCCTGCCTTCCTGCCGCATATTGCGTGAAGTAATCTTCCAATGCGGAAACATCAATCTGTTCAGTGTCAAGACTTATTCCACCAATTGAGCTACATCTTTTTAATTGAGTAAATGTAGTTGGCTTTGTTCCTTTCTCTGTTTCTACGGCATAGTGGAAAGTTACGCCAAGTGTTGTTAAATCTGTCATTTTAATAGGCCCCTTTCTTTAATTTAAGCTTTATGCACGTAACCCTGTGCCGGGAGATAGCGGATCACCGCCTTTCTACTCTTCTTTGTCTGTTTTCAGTTCTGGTAATCCTGCTACAGATGTAAGCAGTGATAAAAAGCCGGAAAGTAAAGACGCGGATAAAACCATTTTCCAGTCAACACTGCCAATTACAGTTGCGGTTCCGATGGTTGCTATTGCTGTTTGTGCGACTGTTTTTACAGCTCTAATTCCTGCTGCTTTCAGCCAAAGTAATTTATCTGCTTTCATTTGGCATTCTCCTTTCATATTTTTGGGTAAAAAAATAGAAGCATTTCTGCTCCTAATCTAATAAAGTTCCTGTATATATTCGGCTGTATCGGCTCACAAGCTTTTTGATTCCGCTGTCACCAAAAAACATAGGTTCCGGGCCATATGTACGACGGAATCCCATGCTTACCATAGTTTTGTGACTTATCTTGTCCAATTCATACAATCTGGTTAATGCTTTGCTCCCAGATGTGAAGCAATTTACTTGAAATGATGGCATTATTGCACATTCATCTCCTTCAAGGTCACCTCTTGTAATTGGATTTCCGAGCATATAAAGCTGTGCATATGCTTTTTTTCCCGAAGCATTTGTCTCGCTCCCATCCATGGAATAATTGTCTGCGCCAGTAATCTTAGAAACAGCCGCTCCCCATTTTGAAAAAACTTCCAGAACAGGGGATTCTATTGTGTCCGGCATATCTGTCACCTCACAATAAAAAATGCGCTCGCCTTTATGGTGAACGCAGTGCATTTTATGCTACAATTTAACACTGTAATGATAACATAATTGTTTAGTATCATTCAGTATATTATGGTATCTTCTTTAAGAAGAGAATACCTCTTTGGCAATTTTACGGATATTCTGAATGATTTCTACGCTTGCTTTATACATTGGCATTGTGGCTTCTGTACCGTAAGAACGTACCCATTCGCCGGAATCAGAAACATATACCCAGGAATCGTTTTTTCCTTTTCCTTGTCCGTAAGAACCGATTGTATAACCAAATTCTTCTCCTTTTGGATGCGGACTAGAACCGGCTGCACCATTGTAGTGAATACCTGCGCCAAATTCTATAAACAAAAGGTCTATTCCTTCACATATTAAATGAGCTTCCGCATAGTTTCCAAAACTGTTAATTTTGATGTAAGTATTGTGGTTCTTATCAGAATCGCCTTGTGCTGCCAAAATATTTTGGTCAATAACTGGAATCCCTAATTCACATAATCTTTTTATGAAGATTTCATTTTTGCTCATTAAAGATTTTTGATAATTTTTTAATTCATCAATAGCTTTTTGGATTGATTTCTGCGATAAGGTACACTTTATTGTTTTATCCATCTTCATTCCCTCTTTTAGAAATTCCGTATCTAGCAATATTGCCTTTTTGTGTGTCTAAAATCTTCTTTAGTGTGTAGTCTGGCAATACTGTAGGCTCTCCATTTTCATCCAAAATAAGGTTTCCATCCTCGCTTATTTGTGGGATTCTGTCTATCCAAAATATGTCTGCTTCCTGTGGGCGGAAATTTCTATTAAAGCTTGTAATATACCTGTCGTAATCTGGCACTATTCCGGCTGCGATTTCTTCTGGTGTTCCGGCGGTAGATGATACGGAAAAAGAGAATATAACTGGCTTCTCATAAACTTTAATACGGTCTAATCCTTCTGTTTTTTCAGTAATTCGTGACCAATATACTTTTTGCTTTTGACGGACTAATCCTCTCATGCAATCATCCTTTCTGCTCCAACAGGAGCTACATATGTAAATTTGTTTCCCAAAATATCTCTAGCCGTGCCAATCACGAAATGGCCGTAGTCTGCCAGAATATTGCATACAAATTCCTCTGCGTCAACCCAATATCGTTTCTTGACCATGCGGTGAAGTTCTGGTAATAGACCATAACTGAACATCACGCAATGCCCTAATTCATGGATAAACACACGGTTCAGAAGTTCCCCATATAGATTATTTGCAATCGAAATTGTCATTGTAGAATAATCTGATACCGCAAGCGTTCTGCTGCCTGTACGGTCAATTAGCACGCTGTCATGTGGAGATACGAATTGCGCTCTCCATAAGTCCCCGTTCATATAGAATTGCTTTAGCATGGTTTCTCACCATCCTTTTCATATTAAATCAAGTTCTTTGAATACTTCAAAAATCTTTGGAGATTGAATTGCAAACCAGTCAACAGTAGTTTCGTCATGCCCAAATTGCTCCATATGTTGCCAATTACACTGCAATCCGCTTTCCGACAAGAATGCATGAATGATTTCGTGTCTTAACTGCTTTTTCTGTAAGAAGTCAAAATCTCCAACTTCATTCTGATTATCGGAACGTATGACTATTAGTTTGTTGGTGTTGTCTGTAAAACCATCGTAATTTTCATCTTTTAAATTTCTTGGTTCAATCGTATACTCTGTCCCAAGAATATTTATTTTACATTTTTCCATAATCAATCTCCATAATCAAAAAGTCCCTGTCACATTTCTGTAACAAGGACTAAATTTAATTCTTATTTGTTAATTCATCTGCTGTATCAGACGAGTTAAGTCGGTTTTCATCGACTGTCTAAGAGTCGCATCTGCATCTGACCACATCTCAGTAAGATTACGGATAATGTCAGATGTATACTCTTTCATTGACTCGTCCATTTTTCTCTTGGATTCTGTATCATTGGAATCATGGTAATGCCTGCGATTCTCGCTGTATCTGTCATAGCTTTCGCCGTATCTGGACTGCTTATGGTTCATTCCATCCATTCTCATATCACTACGATCTGGATGATATCCCATGCGGTACATATTACGTTCAAACTCTGGATTGTTCAGATACTCTTCCATCCAGTCATCATCTTCCATGTACAGATACGGCTTGTATCCCATACGACTTCCTTTGCCTTTCGGGGCAAATCTGCCATTGGAATAACGATACCTGTCATATCCCATGCGTCCAAGATATTTCTCTTCCTGTTCGCATTCGTCCATAGCTTCTACGATTCTGTAATCTTTATCTGCACAAATCGCACACTTTACAGCTTCCATGCAGTCTTTCAGATCGTCCCAGTCTTGAGCGCTGAGATTATCAAAGCCATGTGTTTTGGCTTTTTCCATAGCCCATTTTCCCATTTCCATTGCAACTTTATGCATTACAGTGCCCCCTTTCTAACAGCCTGTGTAACAGGTGCGTCTGTTGTTGGGGCTGTACCATTAATTGCAGTTAAATTATTACTCGGACTACAAGCCGGGTTTCCTAGCATCTTGAATACTCCGCCAGTTGCACTCGTAGCTACTCTGGTTGCATATTTTGTTCTGGTTCTTACGCCACAAGCTGTTACCTGTGCGCAACAACGATTCTCCAATGGATATAAAGTTGTTCCTGTTCCTATCTGAATCATTACTGGGGCGGTAATTGTGGTTGTATTTGGAATGGACTGCGCTAAAACAATGCAGTATTTTTCTCCATTATTGTAGCTTCCTTCCGGGATAGTAACCACAAGATTTCCACCTGTGAATGCAATTGCAGTAGACAGCACAAGGTGATTGCAAAGCTTACAAACATTCTTACATGCCATATTTTTTACCTCTCAATCAATAAGAGGTGAGCCACAACCCACCTCTTAGAATTAGTCAACCTCTAAGGGTGAGTTACTTAGCAGCAACAATTACCATATGTATTGCATCCTGCGTACGCATATGGAGCCGGAACCTGGAATGCAGGAATCGGAGCCGGATTGATTGCATTGATTAACTGCTGTGTCTGAGAAGCCATTGCAGTTGTAAGCAATGCAGACTGGCGATCCTGGGAAGCAGCGCGTTTCAGATCAGAATTCTCTGCCTGTAATGTTGCAATCTTATCGTTCGTCAAGAAGTCAAGGATTGCTCTTGTGTTGCTATTCTGATTTTCCAGAAGGTCTCTGGTGTTGTTGTTCATTGTGTTCTGGAGAGCACAAGTGTTGGTAGCCAGGTTATAGTTGATACCCTGTATAGCTTCTCTGGTCTCACAGCAACAATTTGCTAACTGAGACTGTAATGCATTGGTATTCTGCATACCGGCTACAGTATCAGCATTGATTGCCTGCTGAACGCCGTTGAAACCTTGAAGCATTCCAACGTTCACGCCATTGAAGCCACTCTGCATGGTATTGTTAAGCGCATATGTGCTATCGCAAATACCCTGCTGAACACCTCTAATGCCATTCTGAATATCATTCAGAGCAAAGCTCTCATTGATATCTGAACGGGTAGCCCATCCTTGGAAACCTGCACCATTTGTACCGTTTCCGCCATTGCCACCCCAGCCGCCAAAGCCGCCGAAACCGCCCCAGCCGAAGATTGCGAAAATAAGGACAAGCCAGATAAGAGAAAAACCATCGCCGCCCCACATATCGTTTGCACGGTTATTAGAGCCTGTAGCGGCTGCAATGTCGCTAAGACTATAATTTGAACCATTCATCATGTTTTTAGTCTCCTTAAATTTTATTTACAATAGGAGACATCCGCGGCTGTCATCCCAAATTGTAGCGATTCCAAATCACCCAATTATGGGGAAGTTATTTCATCCCTAAAAATTTTTCTAAAATTCCTTCGGGAGAAAAATTCTTTTCTTTAAATATATTTTGCTGAACTTGGTGTAGTTGCTCCGTATCACCATGTTTGTATAAATCAAGAGCATTTTTTAATGTTGGATTGTTTCCAGCAAATTTACTCATATCGTTCATCATGTTATCAACACTTCCGAACCTTTGAGAAATCATTTGCTGAATTCTTTGTTTCATTATTGTATTTGGGTTGAAATTCATCTCTGATTACCTCCCTTCTGTGTCTTGGGCGGTTCAGATTGTATTGGCAATAATTCTTTAATTTCAGAAATCTCTGCGTGAACATCATCACGAAGTTGGTTGATCAGCGAAACAATATCAACTTGATTTGTGTTATTGCTTTCTGGTTGTTCTCCTTCATTTACAAGTCTATAAGTGAAAATTCGGCTTCTGCCATCTGCCTGTAACTGTTTTCTGTAAACTTCTGTACCATCAGTTTTTGGATAATAAACAGGGTTTCCAGACATATCTACATCTTTTGCCTTTACAGTATCAATACCATCAACCATCTGTCCTTGCAACATGGGGATTTGTGGTACTTGTGGCATTTGTTGTATTGGTTGCTGAATCTGTGCCTGTCCGTATGGCATTGCCTGCTGATAACTATTCTGTAATTGTGCTAATCTATCTTGATACGGCTGTATTTGTTGAAATGGTTGCGCAAAATACGGATTACCATACTGCATATCTCAAACCTCCCTTGTTTTTATAAGTATATTTTACAATAATAAGAGGTTGATTAACACGCCATGATAACGCCATAAATACGCCATTTTCTATGAATACAAAGAAAAGCCCCGACAATACATCGGGGCGACTTTCATAATTTTCTTCTTTAATTTTCTGTTTATGCGGTCTACGGTTCTTGTGCTGTAGCCCATGATTTCTGAAGCTTCTGCAAGTGTTTTTTCTTCGTAAACACGCAATCGGAATAACTCTTTTTCTCTGGAATCAAATCCAGCTTCACGCAAATAGAAGATTCTTTCATCTTCCGAAAAGTCTTTATAATTATCCATTCCACCGTCCTCCCTGTTAGTGGAATCAATATTACACCGGGAAAATGCCTTTAAGGGCAAAGCCTAAAACAATACCAATTATGCCAGTTATAACATAAGCAATAATTTTGTCCTGTAATTTTCCTGGTTTTTCCATGAGTGCTTTTAAATTGTCGTTCATTTCGTCAACTGTATCTTTGATGTGTCCCAGATCGTTGTTGTATAAAGCAATTTTCTGTTCTAGCACATTGATACGATTAAAAAAGCCTTCATCCCTTTTGGAATGCTTTTCTTTCATCTCATGGACGGCACTTTCCAATTCTTTCAAGCGGTGTTCGTTGATACACTCGTGTTCACATCCCATCGCTATTCCTTTCCATCACTCCCATTTTTTAAGATATTGCTTCTACCCACCTAATTTGAAGCACCCCTGCGATACGTGGGAGGATTGACGTATCACGCACACACCATCTTAGAATCCGATAAATGGAAAAACACCATGATTTACATAAATTTCAGTTTCGGAAGTCCAATTTCTGTTTACAGAAGATTCGGAATGTGATCCTTGAAATTCAGCTCCCTGTTTCACCAGAAAGAAAAGAGCCAAATCAAATATGCAATCATAGCAGTTTTCCATATCGGAATTTATTTTCTCATCACTGTAGGATGAAGGATAATTCCTTTTCTTCTTAAATGAACGAATAGCCCTCTCTGCTGAAAGAGGAATCATCCTCGCTGTTTCTACATCATCTTCAAGATAATTTGTCAAATCTTCTATAAGCTGTTCGTCCATTTAATCACCTACCTTTGCTGAGATAAAATCTCTGATATTATTCCAGCCTTATTAGTTGCTGTTAGGGCATAGCCGTTATCACTTGCGAGCTGTCTTAACTGAGATACAGTCATATTAGACAACTCGCTTTCTGTATACTTATGTATTGATTCATTGTAAACACTTGCTACAGATGGTGACTGGCTGTTTTCATCGAGACTATGCCCGGTTATTCCCCCGCCTTGGTACCGATAACGATACCGCCGTTAGCTTTCGGTGCGACCGGAACAAACATACCGGATGCTTTTGTCCACACTGCAACTGGGTCTGGTGTAGCCCACATGGAAAGAGTAACAAAGGAACGATTCTCTTCCTGGATAAACTGTCTGTATTCAAGCTCTTCTGGTGTCACACCCCAGAGGCCAACACCGAAAGAACCGTTAGCATCTGCTTCATACAGAGTAAATACATCCTCTTTGAGGTATCTGGCTGTTTTCAGGGTTCCATCTGCTTTTCTGAAATTAAAGTTCTCATCACAACGATCAATTGTGATTCCATATTCCTGCATAAGCAGATTGGCAAGCTCCTGCTTTGTGAGAAGCCTTTTATTTGCAGCACCCAGAACAGCTGTCTGCATTGCAGTGTTGTTCCGCATGTAGTTAATCATTTTAAGAGAAGTAACAGCTTTGTTTACTACATAGCCATTGCCTTCTGCTACAGCTACCATTTTCTGGATATCGCCCATGATATCTGCATCTGGCTTAGACCAATCAGTAAGCGTTACTTTTGCACTTGCTGGAACGCCATAGTCAATTCCCATGTCAACATGGTTCTCTTTGATTGTTACAGCACCAGTGGAAAGGAACTGTCCTTTCATAACATTTGCTCTTGTAACAACGCCCTCGAACAGTCTGGCTGCATCATCAAATACAAAGTTTTTCAGCGCTTCATTATCCGGCACACCGTTTTCAATTGCCTGCCGTAAGTTTTCGGACTGATTGATTTTTCTCTTAATGAAGAGTTTTTCAGTCAGGACTTTTTCAAATCCAGGTCTTGTGCCGATTTCTGCTTCGCTATCAAGAGCGTGGACGAATGCAACTTCCGGGAGATTCTGTCCAGCCATAAGTCTGTAATACTCTGCTTTCAGATACTGGGTTTTTGTATCTGGGAAAATGGTATCGAGGATACCTGGTCTTTTAACGCTGAAATTCTGAGAAAAATTAAGTCTTTCTTCTTGGGTAATTGATTCCAAAATATTAAATGGCATTTGTCATACCTCCTTAAAATACTGTGTCTTCTGTGACTACAAAAACAATTCCCGCTTTTTCAAGCTCTGTTTTTGCAGTAGTGTCAACTGTTACTGGAAGCCTCTTTTCGAGAACACGTCCTGCGACAATCACGGAAATTGGTCTCTTGGTATCATCTGTCATATCAACATCTTCAAATACAATGCCGATTGCGCCTGTCGCATTTGTTGGATATACGGAACCTGCTTTAATAATTTTCTTAGTTCCAACTGTTTCAGCATTTGTTTGATCTGCTGTGTAGGTTTTAAGTACAAGTCCGACCTCGGATTCAAGAATATTTGGAGTGGACTCATATTGCTCTGTTTTCATAAAAGCCATTATTTATATCTCCTTTACTTAAATATTTACAGGGGCGTTACCGTCCACTGATTTAGTTTCCTGGTTCTTTTTTGCTGAGTAAGCTTTTGCAAATTCAGCAGCATCACTTTTCACTGTAGGTTTGCCGCCGCTACCGCCTCCTGGATTAGGAGTATTTTCCAATGCTTCTTTCTCCCAAGCTGCTTTTGCGGTATCAAGTGCTGTTTTATTTGCTTCGGAAACTCCCTTAACAAAAGTTTCGACTTCTTTCATTGCATCTTCTGGTTTCTCATACGGTGCAGATGCGTATGCTTTAATAGCACTCGCGTATGTTTCGGTTGAAAGTCCTGCATTTGCGAACATAGAAGTAATTTCACTGGTAAGGGCTTTTTTGTTGGATTCTGCAAGCGCAGCTTTCAAATCAGCTAACTCCTTATCCACTGCTTCCTTTTCTTTCTTGCGTTCAGCTTCTAGCCGTTCTGCTTCGGTCATGTTCTGCTTTTTCAACTCTTCCAACTCTTTTTCCAGGGAATCTGCTTTTTCAGCTTTTTCCTTCAGAGAAACATTTTTGTCTTTCTCTTTCTTAGTTTCAGCAGAAATAGAATCAAGAAGCTTAGAAACCTGTTCCTCGGAAGGTTCTGCAACTCCCATACCGATAAGTACCTGTTTTGCCTGTTCTCTTGTCATTGAAATCTCCTTTCTTCCAGTCCAATACGCTTTTTCAACACGGTTCGCTCCGCACATGGTCTGTACCCGATTTACGCTCACGGGCTGTTGCAATTTATTTGATTTTGGGTATTAAAAAAGAAGCCTTAGATTTCTCTAAAACTCCTTAAATAATCGAAATTTGGTTCATTCTTCGTTAGATGGAGAATTTGCCATTGGTTCTGTTTTGGACGGATTCTGAAATTTTTCATCCAGTAGTTGTTGAGCTTTCTTCATTTCCGCTTCCGGGTCTGCCAGTTCCGGGTAAATAGTTCCCAGATACGGTAAACTCATTTCGTAGACTTTCTGCGGATCACTAAATAGCCCACAAGTAATCAGTGCGATAAGCGGATGGATTTTATTTTTGAACAGATAATCAAGTGCTTGTGCTTTTACAAGCATATTGTCTGTTGGGTTTCTGGTTATCTTTACATCGAAATCTCGAGTTGAGATATTAACATCATTTGATGTACCACGGATAATATTCAGAATAATTCTAGCAGATTCCTTTTCGGCTTCCTTGGTGAATGCTTCTACCAATTTTGCATCTCTCTCTGCGAAGTCCCATCCATTACGAAGGTATACGGCATTTCCTGTATCTCCTCCGCTATTGCTTTGTCGGTTTGGCATTGCTTCCACAATCAGCATATTATTGTAGATATCATCCTTTGCAACCTGGCTCTCTGATTGATTCAGTTCAGCGGTCATAAGTTCAACATCCGACTGACAGCCATTTCCAGTGTCTTTAACAGAGATAGCACCAAGTTTTACCATTTTCAAAAACTCGTTTTCGTCTACCTCGCAGTTTTTAAATTTCATAAAGGCTTGCACAAACTGTTCCACGCCATTTAATCTATCAGACTGGTATTTGTTGATTGCATCAAATAAGGTGATTGCAATTTCAACGTCTGATAGTCTGTCGTGATTATTCGGGCATTCAACAATAGGAATCCCGCCAAAACCATTGATGCCGTAGTTGGTTACTTTTCCATTCTTGATTTCAAAAAACTGGTTCTTTGAATAACATAAATAATATTGCTGTTCGTCTTCATCCTTTAAAATCTGAACGGACAGCATTGGTTTCCCGTTTCTCTGCGAATATACAATGTAACAATCACCTGGATATGGGATGAAAATTCTAAACGGTGGTAAATCTCCGTTTTCTGTCCAGTCCTCTTCTTTCAGAATAGCCTTATAAGAAGTTCCTGTTGCACTCTGGTATATTGCCCTTTGGATGTTTCTTGCATCTGCATTGGCTTCATCCAAATAGTCATTCAGAAGGTCAACTTGCTCATTTATTTTTTCATCTGCATTTTTCTTTTTACATACATATTGAATTGGCTCCCCACAAATCTGTCCAGCTTTAAATTTTACAGTTTCAAACGCGTGATTTTCAACCACTCTGTTATTAACTTCTGGACGGACTATTTTGTTTCGGTATAATATCGGCTGATCGCCTTTCATGTACCGATACAAGTAATCAATTAATGTTCGGTTTCTATTATGTATGCCAATTGTATCTGATACTACTTTTACTACATTTTGTGGAGTGATTCGGTCAACGCCTGTGTAGGCCACTTTTCGCCCGAACTCACCTCGGCATAAATCTACAAAATTCATTGTATTTCTCACGAGCCGAACCATCCTTTCTGAAAAATAAAAAGCACTGGATATTTTAATCCAATGCTCTACTTTATATTTTACACATATTGGCGGTATCATTCAGTATACTTCGGTATCATCTTTCAAAACCTTTTATCTTTTTTACTTCTGCCAAAGCTTTTAAGTGTTTTTTCTTAATATGTATTTCAGAATAACCCATCTCATCTGCAATGCGAACCAAAGATTTGTACTCAACATAGTGCTTAAATAATATGTCATATAGTAATGGATCTTCAACCTGTTCTATGGTTCGGACTATTTCTTGTCTTTTTTGTAAAAATTCAGATATCATTTCTGAAATCTCTTCTCGCAGATCAAATATCTTCGCAATCATATCTCCCATCGGATCACGTTTTACAGAAGTTTGTACCTTTTCTCCAACAGGAATTGCAGATACACTTGTGGAAAGAGAACTGAGCTGTTCTTCTTCGATAAGCTTATTTTTGATTCTGTTATCATAATTTTCAATCTGGCGTAAATATTGAGATGTAGTCATCATACTCTATCTCCTTCCCCACATAAAATTTTTGGTTGCTTTTACTTCTGCAAATCTTTTGCCGGCAAGCGTTATTGCAAGCTGCGTAACTCCATCGGCAGCGTCATCATGTTCATTATCACCAATATAGACGAATGTAGTTAATTCATCCATAGCCTTTTGATACTGTTTATCTTGATATTTCGGAGCCAAAAATATAAAATTTTGCTTAACATCCCCGGAATATTGATTTATTTTTTCTTTTTTTGCTTGTTTTGAAGGTGCTTTTGTACTTGTCGTGCTGCAAGCGTATTTATGTTCTTTCAAGCGTTCATTTACATAATAGGCATACATATCTCCACCATTATTCGCTTCAAAATTAATGGATTGAATATTATTACCCATGATTCTTCCAACAACTAATGGCAATGTTCCTTCTTTTGGTGCCGTGCTGAAAATCCAGTCATAAATATACACATCTCCATTTTCGTATTCTGCGCCCACTGGCATTGATAAGCTATCACCGCCACCCCACGCAACATCACAGGCAGAAACATTTTTAACAAATCCACCTTCTGGAAGAACGCCGTTATAATATCTCAATTCGTCAGCTGCAAACACAATTCCTTCACGTAAGAAGGGCTTTTGCTGATATTTGGCTTCCCATTCGTTAGCGTCTAATCTAGCTTTCATATCGACATAATATTTTGTTGAAAATCCAACGCCATACTCATAATCGAAATTCGATTTACCCTCATCATTCAAAGCTGGAATTTTTCTAAACCGATACATTGGATTATCGTGATTTAGCTTCTCGATTTTTCCGAGAGGGTCATATAAATTCCATCTGGTTCCAACCATAAGCTCCCTTGCGCCGTCAATCTTACGGTCAACCATCTTATTCAGATATTCTTGATATGTATTTTCTAATCGGGTGGGGCTTAATGAATGTTGTCTATCTCTTACAAGGTCATCCACATACAAATAACCATCGGAAGAAATATCAACGGCACCTGTCCAAGTACCTTCAATACCACGGCAAGTTATTGTTGCAAATCTATCTGGCTTGTCCAGGTTTATTTCAAAATCATCAGCACTCTGTTTTTGAAGTTTCGACTGTGGAAAAATTTCACTATAGTTGTATTCCTGTGTATTAATGAGATTAAGAAGTTCTCCGTAAAATCCTTTTGCCAGTTTTCCAGAATGACCACCCATGGCACTATGGCTATTTGGTCTTTTACCCATTATCCATGACATAAAGAAAATACACATAGTAGATTTTCCAACACGGCTTGGGAGTGATAAGCCGTAAAACTCTATCTTTCTTTCTTCCAAATCTTGTAGGTCTTTGGCTACCACATGTAGTGTTTTTTTTCGTGGAATATAAAATTTCTTGCTGTCCGGTCTATTTTTCTCCATATAAAGCAAGTAACTTTCAAATAAATGTGGTGCTTCCAGTAGCAAATACTGCCAGTAGATATCGTCAAAGTCACCACTACCAGTTAATGCAGCACACTTCTCTGCTATGTTATGTGAGTATTGACTTACTTTCATAGCCATTTTCCGTGCTTCTTGATTCTTGTTGAAAGGAAGGTCAATATTCATGTTTAAGAGCAAATCAAGGCAATCCTTTTGGTTCTGATAGATTGTCATGTCACTACTGATAATTTGATTCAGCACTGCCCGATACCATTCAAGCGAGCCTTCTGTAATTTTTCCCATAAAAATAGAGCCAGACCTCCTTTCTTTTTAGAATTTAGTCTGGCTCTCATGTGGCTCTCTGACTGATTTATTTATTCTTCTCAATAATAATTACTTGACCTTCGAAACCAAAATCAGTTGACTGGTCAAATGTATGTGTTTCGGCTGATTCGTTATCTCTCATTGGTCGAGTAAGATACCACAAATCATCGTCTTTCCATGTGATTTCTTCCAGTTTTACACCTGGTTTTAATTTTATTGTGGTTGTTCCACCCAAATTCTTTGTTGTCGATTGACATGCTGTTAATCCAAACAGCATCATTGATAATAACGCAGCAAAAAATATTTTCTTCATAAACTCTCCCTTTCCTTCTTTACTGGCCATTCAAAGCCAAAATCTGAACGTTTGATTTTGCATTGTGGGCTTCCGTCTTTCCAGAAAACTAATCCCTCTATCTCGTGTTCAGAAAGATATTTCTTGATTCCCTCAAATGTACGCTCGACTTCAACGATGTTGTTGCCATGTCTTATTAAAGAATCATAATCGTCATAATATGGATTGCCTTGAAAATGCTTTCCAACAGCTTCATATGTGCCATCTGGTAATTTACAACCTTGATTTGTCCACATTGAAGTTACATAATACGCTTCTACAAACCACTTATCAGACGAATTATTCTCATCAATCTTTACCCATCCCGGCCAATGACCTGTAATGGAATCTGGTTCACAACAAGGGATAAATCCTTCTGGCGGTGTTTTTCCTTTCTTGCAGTCATATCTTTTATAATATTCTCCGTCAATTATCGCACAGCAAGAACCATCATATTTGACCGTTGCAATCCCTTCTCCTTCAAGTACCCATTCCATACCCGGATGCACTTTTGGAAGAACCTTTACAACCTTATGGTCTTTGAATTCTCGCTCAAATAATGTTGGTATCTTTTTCACTCTTATTCCTCCCACAAAAATTTGTCTGTTCCTCGTCCGTTATCAACTACTTTTTTCAAAATAAGTATTCCGCACTTTTTACAATAACACGGATGAAAACGTTGATTAGAGTCGCGTGGATTAAATTCATCAAAATCATAATTATAAGGATTGGATATCTTACAATCTTCAAAATCATGGTCACATTTTGGAATCTTCATATAATCACCTCAATCCAGAATCCCTAACTGTTTATAAGTAAATATAGCTGTATACTTTTTTCCACATTTGTAGCAAGTCTCTGTAATGGTGCAAGTCTTTTCTTTGTCATTACATTTCGATTCTGTATCCGAACTTTTGAACTTGCATCCACCTGTCAAAATGCATTTAATCCGTTTTGTGTTCATTTGGCCATCTTCTTTCTTTCGAGATAGACTCATTCATATACATGCATTTCCATTCAGGAATTTCTTCTGATGATGAATAGGCTTCAGAAGATTTATTCCAGCGGACAACCATAATAGCATACTTGATTCGACCTATTTTATAATCTGGAAAGTATTTCTTGAGTTTTGAATAATAGAAGAACGATGTAATAAATGTTTTTATCTCCCTCATACATTCACCTCAAACTCTTTCTTACAGCTACTACCTTTACACTTCAATTTAAGATGCTGAATTTTTGTCTCTGGGCTAATCAGAAGTGCTTTCTTCTGGCAAAAAGGACAACAGGCGTATTTCGTTCCGTTGATATTCCTTATCAATGCCTGTCCATTCCACGGTTCTGGTGGGTTCATGTATTCAGAAAAATCTATCCCTTCGGATTCTAATGCTGATTTAATGCTCATTAAAAATCTCCTTAAATTTCTTCCGATTAAAACCATTGTCTTGATTTCCCCAATACGGATATTGGTGTAAGCTTTTTCTCATATAATCGCATGGATGTACTTTTGCAAAGTCAACAATTTCTTTGACAGGTGCCTGTTGTACTTGTGTTCTCCATTCTGGACAACCTTTTTGTTTTTCTTGATCCATTAATTTTCCTCCGTTTCGGAATGCCATGCATTTTTCGGAAATTGTTCTGTTTTATTTGATTTGGGGCAACTAGTGTCCAAAATAGTTCATCACTGAATTTACATTCAAGTTCAATACTTAACGGCTTGCCTATGCTACAAAGTGTACCGTCCTCATTTCTGTGAAGAATACCGCCTTCGATAACAGTACCATCCGAAATTGAAATCTCTGGTATTGTTTCAATAACTTTTCCATTACATGTAAAGAAATGCTTTAATTCGTTCTTTTCGCCCATATCAGCACATTCCTTTGTTTTTCCTTAAATTAGCGTATCGGTCAACCAATGTGTCAACAGTAACAGTTAACTCGTTGATTCTAATACAGTCATCCTGGTGTCGTTGTTCATACCATTCTATAGATGGATGACCAGTATCTACATTTTCAATTCCATCAATCGGAATCTTCCAGTTATCATTTTCAAGAAGCTTTTGGTTAAGTGTCTCCGATAAAGCTTTATAGTCCAGGATTATATGCTGTTTTTTCTCGCATTCATCAGCCAAACGAACAACTTCATTTTTCAACTGTTCTTCTGTCCAGTTTGCCATATCCTCAAATTTCATATTTACCACCTCTGTCTTCGAAAATTGTCTCTTCCAAGCATAAATTTTTCGGCTGAAAAATTATCCTCTACATCAATATGTGCTTCACGGTCTTGCACATCATATCCGTTTGAAGTTAATTCAAGTTTTGCAGTATATTCAGCGCCGCAATTGGTGCATTGCCATGTCACATTTAAAAAGAGTCCTTTTTCTATAAAAGGGTTTGTGAAATCGGCATTTTCACATTTCAATATTCCACCGCAAACAGGACAATTGCGTTTATCAAGTAAATCTAGCATTCAAATTCCCTCTTCTCCCTATGCTTCATCTGGCAGGCAATCATTTTAGCTATGTTTTCACGTTCCTGTTTTATGCCATGTCCCTGGCGGAACAGCTCGCATTCAAGGATATTCCCGCAGTTTGAACATTCGTCTTTTATTTCTTTACCGCATACTTCAATCATTTTCATCACCACAGTAAATCAGTAAGTAATTTGCAATTTTTCTAAGATCATTTTTCCCATACAGACGAATTCCATCTTTCAATCCTCTGTCAATCAGCCAATCAGCTAACTTTATTGGTTGTGTAGGTGGTTCATCTTTGGATTTTTCTATCTTAAAATCATCAATTAAACCACCTCTATTTATAAGTTCAGAAAGTTCGCTCATCGGTACTATGCCTCCTTGTTTTTCCATCACTATTGAAGCAAACCCATGTGAAGCCATCGTGTTTTCTGCAATTCTTACAACTTTTTTCGTTCATAAATTACCTCGATTTAGAAAAATCCAGTGTGCCGACTTGAACGGCATAAATCTCCCAACGAGAAGCACTGGAACTTTAAGGGGGAAAATGCAACTTCTGGCAATGGCAATTTGCCAGATAGAAACAACAGGAATCGAACCTGTGTCACATGATATTCAATATCATTGCTCTACCACTGAGCTATGTTTCTTTTTTCATCATAAAACGCTAAACTAGATGATTTTTTTAGAATCCCCGACTATCACTCCTCACGGGCATTGGTCTTATCTCTCTAAAAAGTTTTTGCACAAGATCGCTAGTGAGTTGCGTCTATATGCCTGCACGAATGCACGCAAACGCATCCGCATTTATGTGCAAGAACTAACAATAGCTATGCTAAAGTCAGATGTCCTATCTACACTTGGTAGATGGAATAGCAGGAGACGGATTCGAACCGCCGTTTCCATTGATATGAGCCATGTGAGATTCCGCTTCTCTATCCTGCTATGTACATGTTTGGAAGAACCATTTCAGCACGTTCACTTATTGACTACTAGAGGAAGTCACTATATCACCGATAAACAGTACGTATTCGGAACTCGGTTATACATTCCTACGCACTGCTCTGTGCTTTTCCTACCACCAAACTTTCAGTCTCCAAACAATCGGAAAGGATGGATTCGAACCATCAAGACCTAGTCGACTAGCCCGTTCCCAGTTACTTGCACTTTCCGAATAACCCGGTTCTTCCGGGTTAGCAATAGGTTTATCGTGTTATGCTTTCCACTATCTACAAGTTTTAGTGCTGTAGATTCACTGGATATTTTTATGCGTCTTTGAACGGCATCTCTTGAAAACTCCTTTTATTAACGTGCGCTGCGTTAATGTTTTTAACTCCGAGATATACCAGCCGGGAAATCAGATCCATTTAGGCTACGCCGTATCGCACCTATAAATTTACCTAATCCACACGCTCAACTGGAAGTTTTTTCCACCCATATTACGGATGAATGGCATTTAGAAGAAATGGAAGCTCTGGGATTCGAACCCAGGACTTACGGCTTATGAGGCCGTTGCTCTTACCGCTGAACTAAGCTTCCTAAGATACCGAATTATTTGACCGCCATGACAAACAATCCGGCACTGTTGCAGTTCTTGACCACTAGCCGCAACAAAGGTTTTCTGAAACACTTTTAGATTTCAGAAAAGAGTGTTATAAAATGAACTTGCGGCATTAGCGAAACCGCAAACTGGGCTAACTGGATTCGAACCAGCAAATGCAGCAGTCAAAGTGCTGTGCCTTAACCATTTGGCGATAGCCCATTATCACCCGGGCGCACCATTAAAGCCCGGGGAAATCGTGATATATAAGTTTATGTAATTAGTATAATAAGTAATTAACACTTAAGCTACTCTGGATGCCTCGACTTATCACTTTCATAGGTTTTCCCGAGCCTACATGGATTAAGTCGAAGCGGCGCTTTTATGAATTTAACCCTTTCGATTAACTCAATCGGGATAATTCTAATTGGAATTAGTAGATACATGGGGTTCTCCTCTTATTCTACAAAAATCCAATCCTCTGCTAACATATCTGCTTGAGATGCAAGCCATCCCATCTGTACGCCAGATGTTCCGACAAAAGCAATGGCTTTGTTTCCGATTGCATCATGTTCACAATTTACAATTTCATTATCAGCAGTCTTATATGAAATTCCAGTGGCAATCTGAATGTACTGTTTCTTTCCATTCCAGCCTTTACGAGACACTTTAAGTCCTCTTTTCAGATAACGGATAGCGTCACCAAATCCAAATGTTGACTGACCACCAAGAACACCACAGTTATTCTCATCAGCAATCATCCAGTCATCTCGCTGTGTGTGCATGAAAGTATATTCTACTCTCTGTGTTTCACGGATATCGAGAACTGCTCCCTGGCCTTGATCGGAATCTTTTGGTCTGCAATGAATCATAATCGTCTGTTTTTCATCGTCCCAACACCAGTAACCATTCCATCCTGGAAGTTTCACTTTTGCTCCCTGTTTCATAAGTTTTAATGCTTCTGAAAATTTCATTTCTATATCCTCCTTTACCTCGTGCAAATTAAGAAAATATTCAGTGCGAAACATATTTCTAAACAAATACAGAATAAAATCTGTATTACGCTTGTCTTTCCTTCTTCGTCCAGTATGGCTAAAGTACCGGCAAGAACCAGAACGAAAAATGCAAGATTTACAGCTGTTCCGATTACATTAAGTGCATTCATTTTCTTTTTCCTCCCCAATTAAGAAGTCCAGAATTTTTTCTGCAATCTCTTCCTCTGGCTCAAATGGCATTCCACAGTAATTGTATGATTCTAAAGCCGATTTTAGGCTTGCTTTGAATCCATTGTAAATTTCTCCGTGTTGTAGCAGTTCGTGCCTTAAAACTGAAATTGCATCAGTAATTGATTGAGAAGTGACACTGATTTGTGCCAAGCACTCCATCTCAATGTCTGGAACAGCCATCATTTTAAATTCAACCACTGGTATTTCATCTACTGCGGTATGAAAATTTACTGATTTCACTCTTGGAACTTCATTTCCATCAATAAAGTATTTTGTACCAATCCAATCATAAGGGTTGGGGTTTGTGATTTTCACTATCGGCATCTTTGTACCCCTTTCTTTTAGTTTCACAGTAGAGAAGAAGGTGTTTCGCAATCTCTTCCAACTGTAGAATGTCGTATTTTGGAATTTCCCATGTTTTATGCTCCAATAACGGAGACAGTGGAATTTTCTCAGTCGGTAGTTCGTTAGTTACTGTGGCATTGATAAGCATAGAGGCTACATCAATGGGAGATTCGGGAATACTATCCTTGTTATCACTTATTGGTGCGTATAGCATGGATAACTTTTTCCATTCTCCGTTTTCCTTTGAAAATACTTCTCCGTTTTGTACTTTAAGTAATCCAGTAGCACATCTTGGAATATACTCTTCTTTTTCACACGAACGAACATCATTCCCGATACTGTATAAAAAACAATTCATTATCCTTCTTCCACCTCCCCAAAATATTTCTTGTAAAGGTCAATGTCTTTCCTTCCCAATAATATCTTTATATTTTCTTTGTCTTCAACTTGCAAAGAGCCATAAGCAATATGTACCCACGTTGTTATTGTATTTTCTTCTTGGTTCTCTTCTCTATAGCCATTGATAACTGTAAATGCTGAAAACCAATTTCCCATCTGCACATATTCCACTCGAATGAACAACTATATTGTCTTTCCTTATGCGTTTGGTATCTGCATTCGGGAATTTCTTTTCGTATTCTTCTGGAACTGAAACGCCTTTTTTATTTTTTGAAAAAAATTTAAGCACGTCTTTTCCTCCCGAAATATTCATCAACTGCCTGTCTTACAATATCAGATGCGCTCCTGTCTGTCCGGTTCTTCTCTTCCAGGAGCCTTTTTTTCTGTTTTTCGGAAAATCGGATGCGGATGGATTCGGATTGTGGGTTTGGTTTCATAAGCACTTACCTCAACTTACAATTTCAATTGGATATCCTAAATATGCTTCCAACTCTGAAACAGTCAGTTTACGTGGTTTCTTTATTTCAACATCAACACGCTGTATGATGTTGTCTGTTGTCTTTGCGATTGCCTTTCCAGTATAACTTTCAAGCTCTTCGTTTGCATATACATTCAAATGTTCATATCCATATGCCCGGCACCATCTTGCAGCTGAATCAGTAATTTTTTTAAGTTCTTCCAGTTCATTACCGAATATCTCTGAGTATCTGATAGCATTGTTTAGATCACTCGTACATACAGGGACAAGAGCCACAACATGTTTATACGGACTCCCGATAAAACGAAAGTATCTATGTGATTCCATTGCTTTTTCGCCTTTTGGCAAGTTAAATCCTTGGGCTATTGCTTTTTTAAGCAACTGTTCTGATTCAACGTTATTTTCTGTAACAATACACTTGTTTGTAAAATCAATCATCTTTATCCCCCTCCAAGAGTTTATATAGAGTGCTTCTTGAAACTCCTATAGTCTCAGCAAATTGTGCTTTTGTTATTTCTCCCATTTGCCAACTTCGTTTGGTTTCTTCAAAAAGGTCTTTGTTTATCTCTTTTTTGGAACGACCTTTATATTTGCCCTGGGCTTTTGCAATTGCAATACCTTCTTTTTGACGCTGCCGAATATTTTCTCTTTCTCTTTGTGCTACATATGAGAGAAGCTGCAAAACTATGTCTGCGATCAGTGTTCCTGTCAAATCTTTGTTTTGCGTAGTATTAAGCAACGGCATATCCTGTACAATGATATCTGCTTCAATCTCTTTTGTGATTTTTCGCCATTCAGCAATAATCTCTTCGTAGTTTCTTCCAAGTCTGTCAATCGAATGGATTATCAGAATGTCACCTTTATGAAGAGAAGCAATCATTTTCTGATACTCTGGACGATTAAAATCTTTCCCGGATTTTTTGTCCATATAAATTTTTTCAACACCATCAGTTTTCATTGCTTCAATCTGTCTCGCTTCATTCTGCTCTATTGTTGATACCCTCACGTAACCTATTTTCATACATAATCCCTCCCGTTTATTTATAAGTCAATTATACACGTACTCGAGTATTATTTCAAGTGTTTTATACTCATTTATGAATATTTTTATTGACTATTTAAACGGTTTTGATTATGATTACATTAATAGGAGGTGATTATATGGTTTCGGATAAAATAAAACAAATTATGAAAATGAAGAAGGTCACCAACGTTCAATTAGCTAACCATCTGGGTATGCTTCCACAATCTCTTGCAAACAAATTTTCGAGAGGAAGTATATCTGCCGATGAGTTAATTCAGATTCTTGACTTCCTGGAATGTCAACTTATAATCGAACCTAAACCAGATGTCTTAATCAAATTAACAACTGACGATATCAAAAGGGAGCCGTAATGGTTCTCTTTTTTTACTTTCTAATCAATCCTTGCCCTTGAAGTAACAGTCTAAATGTCTCTTTTCCTTTTACGGTTATGTATGTCTGGACGTTTGAATAGCCAAACGGTGTTGAAAAATCTTTCATCTGGAAAAGTCCAGCTTTCCTATACGATTCATAAGGCTTGATAATATTATGCCGATCACGGTAAATATAACCATTTTCCGTAAGCCACTTAGTAAACGCTTTAGGTGGGATGTGAAATTCCTTTGCTGCATCTCGAAAAGTTGTAAGAAGTCTATTATCTATCAGACTGTCGAAATAATCAGCCTTTGGTTTCTGTTCCCTTACTTTGGCTTCAAGTTGTTGCTTTTCTTGCTGTTCCTCAATCCACCGTTTAGCACGTTCTATCGGGTCTTCAATTTGGTAGGAATCCTGTTTCTGAACCATCTCGTATTTTCCAGTTCTTCTGATAGAAGGAAGGACTTCCGCAGTAACCCAATGTTTAAACCTTTTCGCAGATTCAAGTTTGCTTGACAGAATAAGTGAGAATAAACCACTCTCATTTATTACAATCGTTTCTTGCACTCCACTATTTGATGGGAGGCTACATTTTAGGGCGTCCTCCTTGTCTACGTGGCTTGCAATAGCATTTCTCTCTTTTACATATCCTAAAGCCTTGGCTACATCAATTCCAACGAACCAAGGATTTCCATCTATCGTTACTGTCCTTACATTTCCAAATTCTGGATTGCTAAAAATCATCATATCATTCATTCGTTGTACCCGCCTTTCTTGGTATTGCCTTATTTTTAGTATGGCAGAGAAACAGTTAAGGCTTACTGCTTGTCGTGTTCGAATCACTATCACTGCCATATAAGGAGAGCTTTTTTGTTTTTTCGAGCGGTTTCGGTGGTAACTACCGCTGACTGAGGTTTTATATATACCCCCTCCCGGTCATCCAGTGCGGACGCTGGCAAGTCAGCCCGCCGCCCCATGGGTTCCCGCTTCCCTGGTTTAACGCTGACCTTTAAGGGCCTGCGGCAGTAATCAAGGGAATGCTATGCAAAATCTATTGTAATATTGCACAAAAAACAGTGTTTTATAAAATGTCTTTTTAGGGTGTACCCTATTTGCACATTGCGTATTACTAGATATAGAATCCGTTTCTTCGCAATCACAACATATAGTGTTTTTACTGTTATAGCTCCGGTTTTTCCATCTCTGGAAGCTCCAGCGCCGCTTTGTGCTTCTCCGCGATCTGCTGGGCTGTCTGCTGTGGTACTCCGTATTGCTGCGCGGCTTGTACTGGTGCAGTTTCTGCCATTCCATAGGCGGCTTTTGCAACAAATATCAAATTCGCATTTGTTCCGGTCTGATTATGTAATCTATTGATTGCGCAGTTTTTACAAATATCAAACCATTTTTTAGCCGTGTCACCATGTGATGAGTTTGTTCTATACACTCCATTCATCCAGTCAGTAAACGTTGTACGATTAATCCCAACTAAAAAGCTAAATACTTCTAATGTTGGCAATACATGATATTTACTGCATAATCTCACATAAGTATTAAACATTTTATCTAATAGCTCTATATTGTCATTACTTGGCTTTTGTATATGATCTGCAATATAAAAAATCATATCTACAAAGCTATCTGATACCTCTTTTTTGTAGTTTTCGTTATCTGGTGATATACATAATACAGTATTTATATATTCATCAGCATATATATTAATATTATCTAAATAAATATCTACGTCTTGTACATTTACTGTATTATCTTTCATATTATCACCTCACTTTAACACGTTAATTTATAAATAAAAAAAAGAGAATGTCACCAGGTAAAGCTTATTCCCGGAAAACTTCCGGGTGTTCGGGTACATTCTCTAAAACTCAAATTAAAAAAATATTCTGTTTTCTTTGTTGCTGATACCTTAGCACAGTTTTTAATATCTTGTCAAATTTAATTTTGCATAAAATAAAACCCTTTATTTTGTTAGTAATTAATAAATAACAATTGGGGTATTATATTATAATCTTTATTTATATTTATATCTTATATATTATTATACGGTACTGTATAGCATATCTTTTAATAAACTCCAGCTTTAGGAATCTAGGAAGGGCAGAGAATAATTATATAATTATATATAATATAAGGGCGGCTATATTTTCGCAGATTTGCATAATAAAAGCCAGACCTTCCAGGAGTTTCTATCCGGCGTGATCTGGCTTGTTATGCGTGTTATTTGATTAACGATTCTGTGTACTTTCAGCCTCTGCCCTTCCTGAGTTCCGTCAGCTCTCGTTATCTGATAGCCTAAAGAAGTTTTAGAAAAATGTCAAGCGGTATTTTAAAAATATTTTTCTTGACAATTTGCCAAAAGCTGTGTTATTAAAATATTAACAGGCTCGGCGGCGGTCTGTACTCTGTCCATAGCCGCCACAAATAAGCATATTAAAAGCCCCTGGATAATTTCCTAGGGCTTTATTTTTATTCTTCCTCTTCTTCCTCTTCTTCCTCTTCTTCCTCTAACCATATTTGACACTGCTTGCCGTCCTCTTCGTAGCTGATAGCTTCACCAGCTTCCAGGCGTTCCCGCCAGTCCTCCGGGTAATTCTCCGGTCTGTAAATACAGTTTCCCGGAAGGAATTGATTTCCGCGCATTTCATTTATTTTCATATTTTCCCTCCTGTCCGCCCTCCTGGGGCTGTGTGGTTGTTTTTCTTTAACTGTCTTTATTATACATTATTTATTAATGTATGTCAATATCTTTTCTTCAAAATCTTTTGTGGTTTCATCTGGCAGATATTCCAATAAATAACCGGGTTGGCATTCCAATATAGTACATATTTTATTTAGTGTATCTTGCGTGACAAGTCGATCATTGCGCAGCTGTTGCAGCTGGCTTTCTGTAAATATCTTATTTTTCCTTATTAAATAGGTTGTGATTCCCTTTTCTGCCATCATATCAATTATATTGCGTTTATATTTAATCATTCTAACACCACCTCGCAGTACTTTATTCTTCTATTATAATAACATTTTTATACATTATTTTTCAATGTACAACATGCACAAAAACTGTTTTCGGTATGCTCTTTAATTTAGTGTATAATGTCAATAGACATACATTATATTTTAGTGTATTATATAACCATCAACAGAGAACACAAGAAACAAACAACCGGAACCGCCCGAACCACTCAACACAATGAGGACATAGGAACCGGCACCGATTAATTGAAAAATTCTAGTTCTTGGACAAAACAAAAAAGCTGGCTGCATCCTACCAAGACGAACAGCCAGCACCAAACTAAAAAAAGAAAGGCAACCCCATTATAACAGGGGTGAGGGTAAAAAACAATGAAAAAAATCGAAACATTAGTAATCAGAGGTCGTAGATGGTTTCAGAAATTATACGGAAACACTTATCACACAGTAACGGTTGTTGTAAATGGCCATGTTTTAAAAAGTAATATTCAATACGGTTATGGCACTCAGTACCTTGTTACTGCCGCCGATCTTCTCCGTGAAAATGGATATGATATTCCAGAAAATAACCTGGAAGCATTGAGAACTTTAAAAGAACTTTCCGAAAATGATTATGAGGTCGTTGACGTTCCGAGAAAAAAAGATTTATAGGAGGTATAACCGTGAATAACAAGTATTTAAATTTCCTTAACTGGGCAGTATTTACAATGATAGATAGAAAAACACAGGACGATCACAAGAGCAAGATTCAAGTTTGCGGATTATTCCGCAGCCCGGTTTTAGCTGAGGAAAGTTTTTTACCTAATTTGCCAAACCCGGAAGTTAAACGGTATCTGCTCCATGTGGACGATCTGGAGCGGTTCGAAGAGTTTTATAATTTCATCCAGGATCTTAACGAGAAATACGGTGATTACGCAATATTTCATGTTAAAGATGGAAATTTCACAGTTGACGAAGAAAACAAATTCCGCTATATGCTTCATATTTGGACAGATACAAAAATTAGAGGGGTTGACATGTTTTGAAAATTAACGCATTTACTTTAGTGTCCGATTTACCAGAGCACATTAAACAGAAGATTTTACAGGAAGCACGGCAGACTTTTGAGGGTTTGTCTTATCCTGTGGATATCCAAGAGGAGATTGAGACAGTGAAAAATTCTAAAATGTGTGATATTGAATGCACGGTTGATGTGCAGAAGTATTATACAGAACGTGTCAAATAGAAAGGAGAGCGAAGGCATGGGAAATAACTATATTATTCATTTGCAAACCGGAAATAGAATAATTACAGAAGAAGAAGCGATAGCTAACGCAGAAGAGCAGAAAGCTAAAGGAATAAAACCGCATTATGTGCTTTTTGACGGTGATAAAAAGGAAAAGCTTTCAAATCCCGGCTGGCTGATCTGGTCAACTTGGGAAGATGGTGCAGGCGTTGTGGTTCCTCGCGATGACGGAAAGCTTGTTTTACTTACTGGCTGGCAGTCTAATTTAGCATACTGTTAGGCGTGATGATCTTCTGCCCGGTTCGATTCCGGGGCGCGTCTTTTTATCAAAATTATGGAGGTTAAAAGAATGAAAAACTATAATGTATATTATTCTGGAGGATCAAAAATAACAATAGTAAAAGCAAGTTGTGTTATAAAAGCTTGCAAAGCCTTTATGGAACAATTTAATAAGCCTTACAAAATAGAAAAATATGGTTATGATTATGCAGCTATCAGATTTTGTGATAATTACTCTATATGCAGTGATTATGTAGTGATTTCAGAATGATTTTATTATTTCCTGGCTCCCAGGGTGAAGGGAAGAAAGAAAAAAATATGGACTTAATGCAAATAATAAGTTATATACGTGAAAAACATTTGGAAGCTGAGTTTAATAAATTTAGAAATTATCGGTGCATTTCTAGTGTAGAACCTATAGAAACAACATTAATTCTATTTTATAAAAATCAAAAAGCATCATCGAAATAGATTTCCACCGCTTACCAGCTACCAGGCTGGCGGCACGTTCACGGCGTGCAAGCGGTTTTTTTGGCATTCTGTCAGTAGTACCTTGGCAATTTAATAGCACAAGTCAGCAAATAAGCAAGCTATTTAAGCCGCAAATGGCTTTTAATGCTGTTAATGGGGATTTATGCCACTATTGCATTATAAGCCGTTTATGAGCCTTTAAATGCGTTACATGGTTTATTGACTGTCTGCGGCTATGGGTGTATAATAGCCTTGTGTAGCTATGTGCGGCTATGCCTTATTTGCGTACCTTTCCAACAGGCGCATTATGTCCTCTTATGTGCGTAGCTTGTACAGGCTTCCCGGTGATCTGTCGCAGCTGTCCGGGTTATATATCAATTATTGTTGTATGGCGCTGTATTTGCCATTTTAAGGCGTTTTATAATCGTAGTCAATAAAGTATAGGCTAAATACGTTACAAGCTATTTAAGGCTTATTTTGCAAGAGTATTATTGTATTTTAACGCCACGTTATATGTTACTTGTTGCTATGGCCTATTATCTGTGGGCGGTTGGTTCTGGTCTGCCAGGTCTACGGCTGGCTGTCGTCTTTGTTGATATTCAATCATTCCCGGAATCGTCACGGCTTCATCAGCTTGGCGCGGTATCGGCTCCCGGTGCTGCCCCTGGTTGATTTTGTGGCAATGGAAAACCGCAGTTGTTCAAAACTTCAATAGTGCAACTAACTTGTGGATGATTCCTAAATTCTAACATTATTTTGGCAACAAAAAATCAAGGAAATCCAGAAAAAAGTGGCAACCAGAAAAAATCTCGCATTTTCTAGTTACCACTTAAATTTTAATTTTGCACAAATATTTCTATAGCGTAAAGTTCCAAATAATTCAAAATTCACAATTTGTTTAATCCTTCTTTCTTCCGTGTTCCATATCTTCTGTAGGATGATTTCTCTAAACGTTCCGTCCTCTTCATTTGGGACTTGGAAAGTTTCTTCTTTCTCTGGTAATTATCAGTCGTTGTTCCCATTCACGCACTCCTTGTTAATCTTCTGATTCCTGGTTTCAAAGTTTATAATTTCCGTGTCTGTTTCCAATTCTTCCGGGATTCTTCCAACAATGATAACTCGCAGCGGCTTCAATCTGCGTTCCATTTCCTTGAAACCAACGCAAAACTCCAACCGTGCTGCCTTGCTCTTTACTCTTCCATTGGTGCAACAGGCAACTGTGCTTCCCTCTGGTAGCCCATCAAAGCACCAGTCCCAACAGTATTCTGGTAATATGTTTACGTTCGGAATTACTGGAATATCATTCAAGATCATGTAGTGAGACAATGCATGATTGCGGTATTTATTCCACAGGCACATAGCTAACGGCATTCCATTCTTGCCAACCGATATGCTGAAATCTGGCATAATGACTGCATGAAAACATTTTAAATGCTCCATATACTTGTCTGGCTGATTCCATAATCTTTGAAACTGTACATCGTCCACATAGAAATTTACATCCAGTTCCCGGTGGTTCTTAATCTTCCGGCTAAAGCTCTCCGCAAAGTCTACAGTATCTTTTCCAGGATGGATAAAAGTCTTTGGGATTTTCGGGATTTCGTACTTACCATCAAGGTCTGCATCCGTGATTAAAAATTCTTTCATTACGTCATAAGCTGTATGTATCATTGATTCCACTCCCATTTTTTCTCTTATAGTGCTAAAAGGTACTTATATTTGAAAAATACCATATCTTGTGTCTTAATGCAAGTTTTCCTACTAAATATCTTGTGTTGTTCTGAATGTAGAGTAAAAAAGATGATCGAGGCGCAGGAAAGATCCATGTCCGCCGGACAGAGCAGCCAGAGTGGTCAGTACTAATTCAAAAAACGCCTGATTAAGTAAAAAAATACAGGGTATTACTTACTCCTCAACGAGAAGCAGGTAATGCCCTGTTTTGAAATAGATCTTTTTTGACGCTCTAACCTTCTGATCCTGCGTTTTCTATTATACGCTCAGCTTCTTCTCCATGATCCAGCCGCTGATTACATACAGCACTGCCGCAATGGCAAATGATGCTGCAATATACAGGACAAAAGTAAGTTCCATACTTTCCAGAACCGGAATGAGATCCAGCAGCTTCCCAATAACAGAAGATATTACCAGGAAGATAAGGAAGCCGGCGATGCCGCTGCCTTTTTTGCCTGCAAGGACACTGGCGGATAAGATCACGGACAGGTCAGCATTCACAATGAAGACGATCCAGCTTGCCAGAAGACCAAAGAAATAGAAAGCTGCTTCTGCCGGAGTAAAAGTCACGGACCAGTTTACTTCCATAAAGGAACTCACCAGATTGATCATCTCTTTCAGACCGCCAATGTAAAGAGTTGCAACTGTCACATCAATGGCTGCCAGCGCTGCAAAAAATGCGCCTGCCATGATAATGGAAATTCCATTTTCCAGGATCTTGGCTCCCAGAATCTGATAGCTGCTCTTTGGTGTGAGAAATAACATATAACTCTGTTTGGTATTCAGGTCACGATGGAGAACATTTACACTCTCTATACCAATGTAGATAACACCAAATATTGTACACATGACCAGGAAAATAATTCCCATTGCCAGAATATTATCCTTTTTCCAAAATACACCTATTAAAAATGCAATTTCTGCAACTGCTGTGATCACCAACAGAACCAGTTTGGAAAATGCTGTTTTCCGAAGCTCATATTTCATCAACTTTAACAT